TTTTCAATATTGCTTGCATTTACAACAAGCATGTACACTTTATTTTCTTCAATACAATAAACCAGCAGGTCGTCAACAATACCCCCATCTTCATTAGGCAAACAGCTGTATTGTGCTTTACCTGCAGTTAATTTGGATGCATCGTTGCTGGTAACTCTTTGTATAAGATCCAATGCATTTTCGCCTTTCAAAATAAACTCACCCATATGGCTTACATCAAATACGCCGGCATTATTGCGTACTGCAGCATGTTCATCATTTATACCGGAATAGCTAATGGGCATATTGTATCCTGCAAATTCTGCCATCTTAGCCCCCAGGTCAATATGTTTTTGTGTGAAGGGTGTATTTTTCATTAATGCAATTTTGTTGTAAATGATTTTTAAGATGCAAATGTAAATTAAAAAGCTGTTATTAGGGGTCTGACGGTTTGAAGCCGTGCTGACCGCTACAAAAAAAGTCCCCCGAAAAAGCGGGGGACGTTGTTGGTTTCAACTTCAACTCAACTATTGAAACGATCTTAATTATCATCCAGTATTTCCTTCAGGTCTTCGCAAACAACTCTTATCTTTTCATATGACGCTTCCGGGTTTTGGGTTTTATCAATTTTAATATGCAGGCGCCCCGGGTAAGCACTTAAACTGAATTTGGTTTCATCATCCAAAATAATCTCCTCATCATCTGAATTTGTAAACGCAACACTCCTGTTTAATAGATGATCATTTAGATAAACCTTTACTGCATGTGTTTTTCTTTTATTGTATGAAGCATCCATTTCATACTCATCCTCGTCATCTGATATGGTTATACAAACATCATTTCCATGATGAAAGCAGGAGGACAGGCAGGCGGTTAACAGGAAACCCAATACCAGCAGGATAAAAAGTTTTCTCATTTTTATTTGTTTGATGATCCTAGTCAATGTTTACTACGGGGTTGTGTGCCGGTAATTGTGAACTTAATGGCGCTTCCTCTGTATTATTGCTTATCTTCTGCAGCTGCTGTTCAATCTTCTGCTTTGCTTTTTCCAATGAATCCTTAACTCTTTGCTTTTCCTTCTCTACTTTCATTTGCATAGAATCAATTTTGTTCATAGGCTCATCCTTGTTATACCTGTAGTTGTCATTGCTATTGTTATCATTTGTTATTATCTCTTCGCCATTACTGTTTATATCTATCCTTGTTGAACGTGACCGGCTTGCAGGGTTGCCTTTAAGATCATATAATTTTCCATCTTCTTTCATAATGTATTCAACACCTGTTCTCCAGTCTTGTCCTTCTTCTTCTGAATCATAAGACCAGTGATCATAATCATCCCTGCCAAAATGAATATTATTGAACCAGCCCATGCTCTTATCTACTTTTATTCTTTTTACAATATGCTTTTCTTTTCCAAAATAGACAATATCGCCAATTTTAAATACAGAACAAAATAGGCCAACCAATTTTGCATGAACAGTTGTTTTACAGGCAATTTGGACTTCTGCCTCAATTAGCTCACCTGAGGCTATTGATGGATAGTCATCTAATCCTAAAACAAGGGTTCCGAATATATTTGCCATGTTATATTTATGGGCAATAATGCTAAATATAATTATGAATAATACTTTGTCTTATTTGACTGCCAGAGCAGCACAAGTACCAGAAAATGAAGATGCCAGAATAACCAGACTTGCCGCTACAGGTGGAGATAGATTTGGCGTTATTTTTAATGACAATGAATCCCAAGAACTAATTTGGACCATCCCTCAAATCCCAACAGCCTATCAAGGAACTGGCACATTATATTTAGACATCCATTGTGCAATGGACGAAGCCACTTCTGGGACTGTAGGACTTAATGCTTATTTAGAAGCTGGTGATGTTAATATATCTTCAACTTCTTTTGATTCGGTCAACACCAATGGGGATACGGTTGCGGGAACTGCTGGGGATATGTTTGTCATCACAATTACGTTAACGAACAAAGATTTCATGGCGGCAGGAGATACCGTTCGTATTAAATTAAATCGAAATTTAACGTCTTATACAGCTACTGGTGATTTATATGTTTTGGGTGGTTTATTATATGAAACCGTCACTTCTGTTACTTTAGGTGGAGCTTTGGTAGTCACTAGCCTTACATCTAGTGTAAGTACGGGAACAGCCCCTTTCACGGTAAGCTCAACCACTGTTGTCTCTAATTTAAATGTCGATAAACTTGATGGTTATGATGCAACTGATTTCGTTCTATCTGGTGATGAAGATACAAATGCTGTTATTTTGGTTCCAACTTCTAGTTCAAGAAACATTATTCAACCAAGTGCTGCTGGATATATTCCCTTAACAATTAAGGGATATACTTCACAAACAGCAAATTTAACTGAATGGCAAGACAGTAGTGGAACAGCTTTATCCTCTGTCTCAGCAGCAGGACTTATTAGTGGATTATCTTTTACTAGCACACAAACTACAGGAACCGCTCCTTTGGTTGTAGCATCTACAACCGTGGTAACAAATTTAAATGCTGATACTGTTGATGGATTAGATGCTACTGCATTTCCTATATTACTTCCAACTTCTAGTTCAAGAAACGTTATTCAACCAAGTGCTGCTGGATATATTCCCTTAACAATTAAGGGATATACGTCCCAAACAGCAAATTTAACTGAGTGGCAAGACAGCAATGCCTATAAGCAACTTGCCATTTCAAGTGCTGGTTTCTTGAGTTTCTACGAAAATTCAGGAACCAACAGAATTGGTCAATTTGTTCCAAATAGTAGCGATGGACAACTAGCTTATGTAATTGAAAATGCTAGCTATCCAGGTTTTGCAATTAAAGGAACAACAAGCCAAACTGGAAATCTTCAAGAATGGCAAGATAGCAGTGAAACGGTATTATCATCAGTTTCATCTAGTGGCATTATTTCAGCCCCCAGATTTATATCAACAACAAGCACAGGAACAGCCCCATTTACTATAAGTTCAACTACTGTTGTAACCAATTTAAATGCAGACACTGTTGATGGGTTAGAGGCTACTGCCTTTCCTATTTTAGCTCCTGCTTCTAGTGTTAGAAACGTAATTCAACCAACGGCAGCAACTTATATTCCTTTAACAATTAAGGGGTATACTTCACAATCAGCAAACTTAACTGAGTGGCAAAACTCTAGTGGAACTGTTGTAACAAGCGTAAATTCTGCTGGTAGTTTACATATACTTCCAGCAGCTTCAACCAGTGTAGGAACACCTGCGTTCAAAATTGCCGAAACAGGCGTAAGTTCTTTAATCAGATATTATGGCGGTTTATTTGAATTTAATGGAGCAACTGCTTATTTTGCTGATGCTGGCGGGCTTAATAGAATACAAATTAGCTCTTCTATAAGCGGAATGAAACTAGACGTAAATCACAAAATTTTCTTTGGGAACACTTATCTTTCGGAAGACTTCAATATTGCTCTAACAAAAGGCAATCATGGACTTTTTTCTATTACCGATTATGCTTCAAAAAAAGGTGCTATTGTTTGTGGATCATTTGGCGGAAGCACACCCGCTCAAACAATTGTCGGAGCAGCGAATACAAATAAATTAATCACTAACGTAGCACTTACATCAAATGTCGCAACAATTACAACATCGGGTCCACATACGTTCCAAACAGGCCAAAAGGTTGTTATCAGCAGCCTTACAAATAGTGGATTAAATGGCACTTATATAATTACCAATATTCCATCCACAACTACTTTTAAATATGATAAAGTAGCAAGCAATATTACTTCTGTTGCCGATAGTGGATATGCAACTCAAACCCAAACTGCTGATTTAACACAGTGGAAGAGTGGTGGAAGTGGGGCAAAATTTGTGGCCGCAAGTTCTCAATCGCTCTCTTATGACACGACTTCACTTAATGCTGATGCAGATATGACAATCAGCATGTGGATCAATCCAATAGCAGCCACTACAGGCGACTTATTCTTTGTTGGAACAACAAACGTATTTGATGGATTTAGAGTTTACTATGATTCTACTAATAATAGAATTAATGTCAATCGAACTACCACCACAAACTATGCCGTTTCAGCAACATCAAGCATCCCATCTGGATGTTGGACTCACGTTGTTGTTACCTACATTGCGTCTTCTGGTCTTACTCAAGTCTACATCAATGGAGTTGCTTCTGGAACCTCTGGAAGTAATGTTGTCAGTGTAGGAACCAAAGGATACAAACTAGGATATTCGGGTTCTGCTTATTATAGCGGAGGCATGGATGCTGTTGGAATTTGGAATAAAGCCCTAACAACTTCCGATATTACTTCATTATTTTCTTTGTGTAAAAGCTATGCGGATTTAAATTCATCTGAAACCACTTCGTTGCACGCATGGTATGACTTTGCAACAAGCGGAACTATTCTGACCGATTCGAGCGGGAACAACAGAACATTGACCAACACTGGGGTCGTTACTGCTGACGAAGGCATTCCAATCACAACAACTAAAATAAGTTCATCAGGTAGATTAGTTATAGGGGCCGCAACTAACGGAGCGACTATTGATGTGACAGGAACAGATGGAACAAGATTCTTAAACATTGCCGATGGATATGGAACGGTTTACATTCAATATGGTCAAGTTGTAGCAAACAGCTTTTATGGCGGAGGAACAAGCCTTTTTGGTTCTGCATCCATTGGGGCCAATGCAGACATTACTTTAACTCGTTCTTCTGCAGGTGTATTACAGATTAAAGATGCTTCTACAGGCAATGGCTCTTTAATTTGTGGAGCTTATAGTGCATCTACGGTTGGACTTACGGTTAAAGGATATACAAGCCAAACTGCCAAAATTCAAGAATGGCAAGATAGTTCTTCCACAGTCAAAGCAGCCGTTACAAAAGATGGGTTTATTAATATAGGAGGAACAATAGTTGGGACACACGTTCTTCTAAAATGTACAACAGGGGCACAATTTGAAGTGCGTCATGCCGATGATTCAAATCCTTGCAATGTGTTTTTAGGTGGTGGGATATTTATTAACACCACAAGTACAGGCTTGCAATTAGGCTCAACATGGCAATTGCATTTTTGTTCAGGAGCAAACCCAACATCAACAGGACAAGATTCTGGAATTGGGAGAAGTGCTGCTGGTATTCTAAAAATCACAAATGGATCTAGCGGGTATGGAAGCCTAATTGTAGGAGCTTACTCTGCAGCAACGGTGGGTTTGACGGTTGCAGGATACACAAGTCAATCTGCAAACCTACAAAATTGGACAGATAGCTCATCTACTGTATTAGCTAAAGTTACTTCTGGCGGTGCTGTTGCTATTCATGGGACTAGCTCGTTGGATTACACCACTACAACGGCTGGTTTATATCTTGGCTATCAAGGCTCTGTAGCTCCAACAATTTTATTCGCAAACGGAACAGCTTCACAAAATATTCGTGTTGACATGGTGTCTGGTGCATTAAGAGGCACTATTGCTGGAACAGCATTGTTCAACATGGATGCTAACACTTGCTTGTTTACAACAAGTTATCTGAAATCGACAAACAACGTGCAGGCACTTGGAAACTTGTCTGCTCAGAAAATAGCATCATCAACTTACAACGCATTGCAATCAACCGCTCAATTATATTTAGATGGGTTTAACGGAACTGGTTACGGCGGAACTGCTACTGCTGATGGTTATGGTATTTGGGATGCGGTCAGAATGACCGATAATGGAGGTACAGTTAGAACGGCACACTCCAATGAATATTATGTTGCAACTGCTGCTGCTGCATCTTGGAAAGCTAAAGTTGTTAAAAAGGTAGGAGATGTATCTAGCCAAAGAGAATATCTAAGAGCAGAAAGTGATGGCACCTATGGCTTAACATCCATCGGTGGTGCTTCTATTATTACATCATCAACATTGTCTGTTATTTCTCCTACTGCAACTTATGTTGGGTTGACGGTTAAAGGTGCATCGTCTCAATCTGCTAACTTACAAGAATGGCAAAATAGTTCAGGAACCATTTTGACAAAAATAAATTCTGCTGGTGATATTATTTGGGGAAATAGAACGGGTTTTATAGGTGGTGCAACTTGGGGATTAACTTTTAGTTATAGCAGTGGTTATTTACAGGGTTATTTTAATTTTGGAAAATACAAATTTTCCAATATTTTCACTGTTTCTCAAGCAATGAATTGGTCTAGTGATGCTTTTAATGTAGCTGCTGATGTTGGAGTTGAAAGAAGTGCTGCAGGTATTTTAAAGTTTACCGATGCTTCTACAGGCAATGGCTCTTTAATTTGTGGTGCATATAGTGCGGCAACCGTTGGACTAACAGTAAAGGGAGCAACTTCTCAATCTGCCAATCTAACTGAATGGCAAAATAGTTCTGCTACTGTTTTGGCAAAAGTAAATAAAAATGGCGTAATTACAGGAGCAACAAGACAAACATTTACTTCAAGTTCAAATGCTTGCACTTATAATTATGACGTAAGCAGAAGCCAAAGCATTGTATTAACAGAATCTACAACTTTAACAATCAGTAATCCAGTTGACGGAATTCCTGGGGTTTTGTTTATAGAACAAGGAGGAAGTGGAAGCTATACAGTTACATGGCCTGCAAATGTTTTGTGGTCTGGTGGAACATCCCCCACATTAACTACCACAGTTGGAAAAATAGACATGATTACATTTGTTTACCATACTACAAACGATAAATATTACGCAACAGCAGCTTTGAATTTTTAAAATAAGGAATATAATATGGCAGCAGGTGACACAAAAATTGCATACGGATCTTCTAGTAATTTAACAATTACGTTAGATTCTTTAGCTTCAGATACTAATTTCTTGGCTGGTAGAGAATCTACAGAAATTGACAACGAATATGTTGATTATCTTTTATCTGGCAAAGTTACTACAGGAACTAGCCCAACAACCCATGCTCAATATTCAAAATTCTTTTGATGCATATGTTGCAGAAGAAAATGGGTTTATGGCTGGTATGTTATCAGCAGTTAGCTATTAATTTATGTTAAACAACTATATAAATTATAACAAAAGGAATAAAATATGGCAAGAATAATATTTGAAATGGAAGATCATGTTAGAGATGAATTGGTTACAGCTATTTGTGCTATTCGCGGATATCAAACCAAGGTTATTGTTGATGGAGAAGAAGTTGACAACCCAGTAACCCCTGGAGAATTTGCCAAACAAGAATTTATAAATCATGGCAAAAATTTAATGGCTCAAAAAAAATATGAAGATTCTAGAAAAGCTGCCGAGTTAGCGACTAAAACAGCCATAGAATCTCAAGTTATTGATGTGACTGTAACTGTTGAGTAATCTTATCAGTAGTTGATTTACCATCATACAATTTACAAGACATTGTTGGCACTATCCCATAGCCAACAATGTCTTCTCTTTTGTACTCGCCGCCTTTAACAACCAAATTCGGAGCAATGCTTTGAATTAACTCTAAAGGCGTCTGTTCATCAAAACTAACCACAAAATCTACACTCTCTAATCCAGCCACAACCTTCATTCTTTCCTCTAAAGACATTACTGGCCTATCTTCACCTTTAAGTTTTCTTACAGATTCATCACTATTGATAGCAACCACCAATTTGTCTCCCAAAGACTTAGCTTCCTGTAAAAACTCCACATGTGCCGAAGTTAATCCAAAATCAAAACAACCGTTAGTCATAACCAATTTATAATCTCTTTCTTTAGGTGGCATCATAAATTTAGACTTAATTGGGTCTTTTAGTCTCAACAACTCTTCTTCTGTAATGGGTGTATTATATTTCTTGGAAACATAAATAGACCCAGCATAAAAAGCTATTTTTACAGAATCCAACAAAGAAAAATTATGCACCAAAGCTAATCCTAAGATGCTGGTAAAGGCGTCCCCTGCACCAATTACACTCACTACATTGTTTTTAACATCGGCCTTAAATTCAAAATATTCAATTTGGTCATCTATTAAATAGCTTCCTACAACCCCTTCACCCTCTCTGGTTATCACCACAGACTGACAATTTATTGTGTTGTGGAAATATTTACATTGACTTTTCCAATCTTTTTTGCCACTTAATTTATTGGCTTCTTCTTGATTTGGTTTGAATACCGTACAACCCTTCCATTTTAATATATTTTCGCCTTTAGGATCAACAATGGTTGGAATCAAGTTTTGTTGAGTAAGTAGATTAAAATTATCACAATTAAATAAACCTTTATCATAATCGGACAAGATTAATAAATCACAATTGGGTATTAAAGATCCTGGCAAACAACATTTTTCAATTAATGTGTTGATGTTTGATTGTGTATATTTTTCAACATTTTCAACATCCCATCTAAATACAGGAAAACCACCATCGTAAAATCTTTTTTTAATCGGAATACAAGAATCAACCTTGATGCTTCTACTTAGATCAACTCCATCACTCCAAAATATAGCCTCTGCAGGTTCATCATAAAAACAAGATAAATAGACGGCAACATTGAAATTTTTCAATTGAAATGCTGTATTTGCAGCACCACCAGGAAAAACTGCAGATGGAAGTGTATCTTTAGATAAAAAACAAACAATTGGAAATTCTGACGAGATCTTATTGACTTCAATAGAAAAATACTGGTCAATCATGGCATCACCCATAACACCAATGGTCTTTCTTGTGGCCCTTACCTTCTCTATAAACCTAGAAATTAAATCAGCTTGCATTTTTAATCATGTTTTCAAAATATAACGAATCTTTAGGCTCTGGTAGACTAAAGTCAACCACTTCTGGCTCTTCTAATTTATCCCAAAACTCCACCAATTCTCTGTCAGACATTCCTATTTCTTTGTGATGTTTGCTTTCGCTATAATGTTGCTTAACCATTTTAGCATCAAAATCATAGTCGCTGCTTCCATAACGGTACATAAGATATTGCAAAAACTTCTTATCTAAACGAGTCCAATTAGAAGCATAAAAAGAATAATCTTCCCAAGCTTCAAAAGCCAATGGACAACATTGTTTAACAATCCCAGCTAAAGTGTTGGCATATTGTCGAATTTCATATTGAGCATGGGAATCACAACGCAATCGTAAAAAATGCAATAAATTATGTAAATCAATCTTCCAATAAAAATAAGTATAAGTATTTAAAGGAAGATGCATTCTAGCTATCTCACGAGCAACACCAGCTTTAATCATCTCGTCATAAAGCTCAAAAGCCTCTTTTTCATTATCATTAATTCTTTTTTTAAAATCTTCTGAAGAATCTAATACAGAATCATTTCTGCCTTGCTTGTTATTTTTGGACTGCAAATTAAGACTATATTCATCATAATATATTTCTGGAACAACACTATACCTAGCCGAATACTCGTTAGTTGTGGCCATTCGATGACGAATAAATTGTCTGTGGCAGTGCGTGGGCATTGCTATATGAAACTTAAATACCATCATTTCTATGGGGGTCGTGTGTTTTTGACGTAACAAATAACGAATCAAACCACGATCATCTGAAACAGTTTTTGTCCCTGCTCCGTAGGAAACTCTGGCAGCTTGTACAATAGAACTGTCGTCTCCCATTTTATCCACTAGGGAAACAAAACCATTGTCTAAAACAGGATAATACTGATTCAGCATCTTTAATCTTTCTAAGTGTGTATCAACATCTTGGAATTAAAATTCCATTAGCCTATATTATAACAATTAAAATTAGCTGTTTTTATGCTTTTTTTTCTTTTTTGGAAATTTTCTGACAATTGGACCAGAAAAAACCATCATTGGTACATTTGCCACACAATTAGTGCTAGTTGCGGTTTCTTTTAAGAACTGTTTGAATGTCATTGTAAACCTCCTGGTGAGCCCCCAGAAGCGTCTGGAGGTGGCGAGGGCATTCCAGCATCCATTCCGCCTGCTGCCCCTTGTTGGGCCGCTAATGCGGGCGTCCAACCTACTGTTAAAAGCTGAATTACTTCCTTTCTACTTAAACGATATTCTTTATCATCTGGTGAACCCATATAACGAGTTTTACCCATATAAGCTTTTTGTCCTGGCATATTCTTTAATTTAATGATAGCACTACCATCAGGAAACGTCTGTTTAATCTCCCAAGCAGCGGTTTTATAATTAACGCCACCTAAATTAAAATGGGAATTAACCCAAGGTTCTTTTTTAAGGACTTTATTCCTGTTTTTAGCGTCAATGCCCAATTCATCATAAAGACCATTAAAATAGTCCGCTTCTTCGATAAATTGTTTGAAAGTGTAACTCATTAAAATATATATTAATCATGCTACCATTCGCCAATAAAGATAAACAAAAATTTCAATGTTTTGTTTGTGGTAAAGAGTTCGTCAGTTTTGACACCTACAAGGAACATATCACAGAAAACCATGAATTAGGCAGAGAATACGTCGTTTGCCCTGTAGATTACTGTCAAGCCCCTGTTCGGGATTTAAAATTACATGTCAAGGTGAAACACCCAAATATTAAAGAATTACCACCAGGGCTACAATATAGGGCTGTTATTTGGAAGGACCAATCCAAAAGAAAAGATGGAAAACTCAAGACTCAAAAGGTTAAATTTAGAAGTGGCAGTATTTTCTCTAATAAAAATCAAAAAGAAGTCAAATATCGCAGTGGATTAGAATGCCACGTTTATGAATGTTTAGAAGAAATCAAAGAAGTTCTTGCTTATGATGCCGAACCATTTCCAGTAGAATATTTTTATGAAGGAGTAAAACACAATTATCTCCCAGACTTAAGCCTTTTGCTCTCTGGAGGAAGGGTTCAAATCTGGGAGATAAAACCATCAGACCAAACTTCATTACCTGTTAATTTGGCTAAATGGGCGGCTTGTGATGCATTTTGTCAATCAAGAGGATGGAAATTTCAAGTCATTACCGAAAAAGGTCTAGAGAAACTTAGAATATGCAGAAAAACTCAAACATTAGATTTTTGATATAGTTTTTCTAATTTATGGTAGCCTGAAACAGTACATAATTTTAATAAATACCATCTTTTGTCAAAGTAATCACCCATCTTTCTTTGTTATTTTCCAACCTTTTCAGAATTCTTGACCGAGCAACAAATAATTAAATAATACATCATTTATTTGCATATTTATTCTCAACAAATGGTAACAATAGATTTTCTACTTTATCATACAATTGTTTAATCGTTCCATTATTAACAAGATAATAATCAAAAAATTCTAAATGTCTTGGAATATCTGTTCTATCTGGATCGTATTTAATTGGGCCGTCAGTCTTAATGTTTTTAAGACACCAATCTAACAAAGGACGAACTTGAGCCTCAGATTGATTAGGATCATCATTTAAATATCCTGGTCTATATAAAAGCACATTAATGCCGCCAAGAAAATCAACAGCCTTAGCCTCATTGGAAGTATACCTTCCGTCACTGATAATTAATTGCTTATCTTTTTCTTTTAACGCGATTTCAATCCAAATATTTGATTTAATCTCTCGAAATCCATCTCCAATAAATTGAAGACCTTTACGTACACTCATTGACATGCCAGGAGGGGAATCATTTGTTCGCTTCCATTTTTCAATAAATACTCTGTCTACCCCAAAAGCATTTTGATAAACCTCCTTAACTGGATTTGCAAACGCCGCCCTATCCCAATATCCGCTTTTTTGCCTCTTATTTAACACTTCTGCCAAATAATCACACACCGTATCTTTACCCATTCCTAATTGCGAAAACGCACAAACAATTTTCATATAATTCCTCTTTGATTGATTTTTATTAAATTATCCTTTTAAATGAGCCAAATCAATAACTAAATTAAAAGAAAGGCTTAATATGAATCAAGAAAAAAAATGCAAAAGCTGCCTACTATATGACAAAAAAAAAGAGCAATGCAAAGTTGCAGTTTTAATTGGAGGCCAAGAAACTCATCTACCTGTATTTCCAGAAGATAATTGCCATTTTATTGAATTGGGCATCTCTGCTGAACAAGTACGTTGGTTTGAAGATGATTCCAATGGCAAAAAAGTAATTAAAATGGAATATCCAAACAATTTCTTTGGTGACATCTAATGAGTTCTTTTGAAGTAAATATCGTAATTGATGATGTTGTTTTGGGTTGCTGCAAATGTTGTTGTTGTTGTCCAATTGGAGAATGCAATTGGCTAGATTTAGGGGGATACAGCATAGATCCTCCCATCGCTTCGGCAAACATTACCCACCCAAGCTCCTATAGTGTTAGATTTGATTTTGATAATGCACACAACAATCCATTCCCATTAAATCCAAACCCAATTTACACTTCTTACGCCTATAGCTGTGAAGGCTGGCAAAATCTTCGACAAATGGCATCTTCTTCAAGAGGTTTTAAGAAAACTGGTTCTGGGACTATCTCTGTTAAATATGAAGCAAATATTGAAAAACACGAGCCAGGGTTTGATTGTGGCAGCTTTGCTGTATATAGATGCCTTGGAGCAACAGATAATATTGTTGGGATGGGCGGAGAAATAATTATATCAGGTGGCGGGTGTTCTCAAGGCTGTCCCCCAACATATGACCATCCAGCAACTTCGGAATGTTATTGTGAAATGTTGCCTGTTCCAGAGACAACCGTAAATTATACAGAAAATTGTTCCAACACATCCCACTATAGATTTGAAGCCTCTGTAGATAGTGTAGACGGAAGTTGGCACCATGATGCTTATTGGAAATTCACAATTTCAGGAGTCACCGTAGAGGATTGTGCAACTCCAGCCTTAATAACATTAAACAAAAGAAAAATAAGAGCTAATTTATTAGATAGAATGAAAAAATTATCTCTCACGGGTATTAAAGCATTGAAAAACAAAAAATGGTTTAAGGAAATTGAAATCCGCTCTGACAGATCTAAAGTTTTGATACAAGGAAAAAAATGGAAGAGAATTTTATAATTATGGGTATGGCCCGTACAGGATCAACCTATTTGTGGTCTTTATTGAATAGCCATCCCTCAATCACATGTTTTAATGATGATTTATATGAAGAATTCAAAAAACAAACTCTACCATTAAGGGCTTTTTTAAACACAGAACTAATTACTGTTTCAAAAACATTAGGAAGTAAAATACTTCCAAAACTTTATAACGAATTCACACAAGATGATTTTATTTGGTTAAGAGATAACAAAAACTTCAAAAAAGTAATTTACATATATCGAGAAAATGTTTTAGACCAATATGTTTCTATTCAATTAGCAAACTTGAATGAATCTTTCACTTCTTATAAAGAAAAAAACGAATTAATTGGTTCTTATAAAAATCAATCAATTGAAACCAATAAAGAAAAACTACTTCATTGGCATGAATTTTATAAAAAAACAAATAATTCAATGCTAGAAACCATCAAAAATATATTCAAAAACTACGTATGTATAGAATACAACGAAATAAAAAACCAAAAAAAAATAAAAACAATCTATAATTATTTAAATATACCTTTTGTTTACACAGAAACAAAACAACTAAAACAAAAGACAAAACATAATTCGGAAATTATACAAAACTATAGAGAGTTAAAAAACGACTTAACTGGTACAGAATTAGAGGTTTATTTTAATGATTAGAATTGGTTTTTTAGTATATTCTTACGCATATGGCGGTTCAGAAACCGAATTGAATTTGTTAATAGAAAACATTGATAAAGAAAACTTTTCCATCTCTGGTATTGCTCCATTAAAAATCAAAGATAAACTTATGGATCATTATCCAGACATCCCAATTTATTGTACAGAAAACGAATTTAAAGACCATAGAAGTATTTTTTATGTTGAATTTAAAGATGCTGTTGAAGCTCTTTGTAAAAAGAGCGACATTATTATTAGTTGGGGATTGTATGACATGTATAAATACATTCCAGAATCCTTCAAAGGACAACTTGTTTTAAACTCAAAAGATAGCGGAGAATGGATTGAAAAAATATTACGTCAAAACGTATTATTGACAAAACATTATACCGCCAATTCTTCATTGTCTAAAACTGCATTTCCCAAAGTATATCAAGATAAGGTTGAAATTATCCACAACGGATTTCAACCAAAATCTCCCACTCTATCTAAACAAGAACAAAAAACCATCTGGGGTCTACAAAACAAAAAAATAATAGGGTTCATGGGAAGACTGGTGTTTAACAAAGGTATTAAAAAAGTGGCAGACATTCTTTCACTTATGCCTGATGATTGGAATGTTGTATTTGCTGGAATTAGCAAGGGCGACGATAGCGAATATTTCAAACAATATTGCGAACAAAAAATACCAGGAAGATATTTAATATTGCCTTGGCAAAAAAATCCAGAAAACACATTAAATGCCTATGACATATTAATTCAACCTTCTGAACATGAAGGTTTTAGCAACACTTTAGGAGAAGCCTGGATGCTGGGAATTCCTACTGCATACAACAAAACAACAAATATACCAGAAGAACTTTCAGGACTTGGAATAGAGTTAAATCAAAAAGATACACCAGAAGATATAAAACAAGCAATATTAATTCAAAATAAATTGTTAATTTCAAAAGCTAAAAAAACTATAGAAAATTTTACTGTTGAAAAAAACATCAAAAAATGGGAATCATATTTAACCAAAATACATTCTTATAACAAAACCCGAGTTATGGTTATTTTGTCAAATATAATGGAAACTGGAGTTCAGATTTGGCTTAAAACTCTTATGGAAGAATGCCAATCAATAGATTGGTGTTGTTTAGTTTATAACCGAAACAGTTTCACAAATGATGAAATGTTAAAGTCTTTGGCTAAACACAGTCCAGTATATGATTTGGGATATAAAAATTTCATTAAAAAATGGATTGTTGACGGAAAATCAATTAATTTATCCGTATTGCATGAAAATGAAGATACTATTGATTTTAAAACATCCGAAGGCAAAGAAATAACAATCGAAAAATCAAGAGTTACAATTCAAAAAGAAGATATTCATGTATATGATGTAGCCAAAGAAAAATTAAAATCAGCAATAGAATATTCAAAACCAGAAGTAATTGTTGCTTTTGGAATTGAGAGTTTAGGATATATTTTACCTAAAACATCAGCAAAAATCATCTCAGTTTCTCACCTTGCTGCAGAAAACAGCTTCAAAGAATCAACAAATCTTTTGATGAAATATATATCAAAAAAATCAACATATAATATTGGCGTTTCTAATATCTCAATGAATTCTCATCCACAAGAAACAAAAAACCGAACAATTTACAATGGTGTAAAATTTGAAAAACAAAACAAAAACCATTGCAGAAAACAATTAGGACTAAACCCAGAAGATGTAATTATTGGATTTATTGGAAGACTAGAAAAAACAAAAAACCCGCTGCCATTAGCTGGTGCCATTAATTTACTACCAATAAATTACAAGGCTATTTTTGTTGGAAAAGAAGCAGATGTTTTATCACAATCTCTCAAAGAAATAAGTAAAAAAACTATTTATTTTCCACACCAAATCAATGTTAATCCTTTTTGGAACGCATTAGATGCATTAGTTGTCACATCTAATGCAGAAGCCTTTGGATTAAATATAGTTGAAGCATGGGCTGCAGGAATCCCTGTTGTATCCACAGAAGTTGGAATAATAAAAGAAATCAAAACTCTATATAACAAAGATTTAGCAATTGTATTGCCTCCCGATCCCAGCGAATATACCGTCAAAAAAGCAATAGAAAAAGCATTGTCAGATCCAATCTATAAACAAACAATTAAAATATGTCAAGAATTATATAAACAATATTTTAATGCCAAAAGAATGACAAACGAATGGGAGTTTTTATTCTCTTCTTGTAAAAATAACATTCCATTTGAACAGAACTTAATACCACAACCTATAATTGATTTGATTTTATCTGCTCCTGATTTGGAACGACTTCCTCAATCAAAAGAAACCTCTAAAATAAAACAATTTATTCAATATGAAAAACAAATTGAATCTCAGGGTTGCGGCGTATGTGGATCAAAAAGACAATCTTCCAATAAGATTGAACAATTTCGTGATGCTATCAAAAAAATAAAGAAAAAAAAATTATTGTGATTTAGCCTTCAACTCAATCTTTGGATAATCGCGTAATCTCTTCCTGTAATTTGGAAACGTTTCGCTGATCTATCTCTTTGGATAATTTTCTCATTTCTTCATGTCTTTCTTGATGTGCCTTTAAATCGGCAATAGCCAATCTAATGTGATCTCGACATCTACCATAATCTACGATAGAGGCCCAAGAGGCTATTAACTCTAACTTACCAATCTGTTCATTCAAAGTATCGTCCCAACTCATTTTAAGCTCCAGATAATTTGGCACTATCAATCATTTTCTGAACACTGTCAGGTTTCATTCCCAACACAATACTTAGCTTTTTGGAATCGCCAGAAGCAATATCACAAGCATTTTTATAGCCAGCACTGAACAGTTTTTGAGCCCTTACACGACCAACGTTGTCAATGCCACAAAGATCAAGCAGTTCTGGCTTAACACCATATTGAATTCTACGAGCTATGGTTTCAAACCATCCTGTTTTCTCCCATTTGCCGCCCATCGTATCCAATGTTTTAAGCACTTGATTAAGTCTAGGGTAATCTTGCTCCATGCCACGCATCATCGAAATGAAAGTATAAGTGTTTACGCCATTGAGTAAACAATAATAGCCATACCCAGCTTTAAGAGCTTGATCTTTGAACATTCCAAGCTTTTTAGCCTTGGCTGCAAATGATTCCATTTCTTCCTTTTCAGCCTTAGAAATAATGCCAGATTTAAATGTGTCTGTATTCCCCAATGCCATAGCAACTTGATAATCATCATTTTGTTGATTATTTTCAAATAGCCGTTTGAAATTTTTTCTTAAATCAGACACATCATAGGGAGAATAATAGAACATACTAGCAATCATCCCAACAGATGTTGCTTTGTAAATATCATCCTCTAAACGAATGGCTCCAATTTCCTTCAAAGAGTCAACAACAGAATCAATAATCGTGTCATCCAAATCCCTAGCCTGAAAATTAGCCAATGTACGTTCGTACCAAGCCTGAATGTCTTCTTTTGTTTGAACTAAGCCATGATGAATTTCACTAATTAAATGAAAAGCAAGTCCCTTATATTTGAAATCTTGTTGTTCCAATAATTGGGAAATAATCTTCTGAGGGTTTTGGAGTTTAGTTTTATATTTAACCTTATCCGTCTCTGGGATCAGAATATAAGCATCTCCAATTGGATCATAAGCTGGCCTACCACTACGTCCAACCATTTGCCAAATATCATAGGTTGGAACCTCATCTAAACCACGTTCCATACCCAATATAATAACTCTACGAGCAGGAACATTGCAACCCCATGCCAGCGTGCTTGTAGCCACTAAAACTCTAAAACTAGGGTCTGTTTTGAATCTTCTCTCTAAATCAACACGCTTATCTTTTTCAACGCTTGCACTATGAAATTCAGATTGAATCTTTCTTGATGCCAAACATTTCTTCATTAGTTCGCCCGTCTTCTTAGTGTGAGCAAATATAAGAAATTTATCGTCTGGATAATCTTCTACAATATCTAAAGCTGCGTCTACTTTCTGCATTTCCTTTTCATCATAACGACCCGAATCCTGATAAATTTCATAATGAACATTTAATGGACAAGGACGATATTCTGATGTTAAAACAAATGTCTCTTGTTTTGTTAAAACATACGACATCCACTCACCAATTTCATTGACATTTGGCATAGTAGCTGACAAAAGTATGATTCTGGCCTTGGGACAGATTTGAGAGAATTTACAAAGACCTACCTCTAGATGTGCCCCACGACCAGGAACGGTTAATAAATGGCCTTCATCCACAACACAAGTTCCAATATTCAAAAGGAATTCATTGTGTTCTGATTTGAAGTTTCTGATACGTGCATTCAACATTTCCGTAGTCATAATAATCAAATCAGCTTCTTCCAATTCTTGCTTGCGTTCTTTTGTAAGACGATAATCCCCCGTACAAATAGCAACTTTAAGATCACCAAAATGATAATCGGGGTTTGTCCAATCATCAATTTTTTCTTGTGCTAAAGCTCGCATAGGAGCAAGATATAAACCCTTGCCGCCACGTTTGCGAACCTCATGAGCCAAAAACATTTCGGCACACACCGTTTTTCCTGATGAAGTTTTAGTGGCGACTACTCCACTCATTTCTTTATCATAATAAGGAAATAAAGCACTTTGAATTGGGTTGAACTTTTCAAAAACCCATTTTGCGTAAGGATATTTTGAAGTTTCAACCAAATTGTTTTCTTCGGTAATCTTAATAATCGGCGGCATTAATATATCTCAGCTAAATTGAACTTTCGATTACAATCTTTATCAACGTACTTAAATAAAACTTCGAGAGTTTCATGGAATTCATCGGAGTTTTTTACAAACGCAAAATGACGATCTAAATCACTTTTACCAATAAAATCTAGAACTTCTGCTAGATCACCAGATAATTGGAAGTATAATCTAGAATATAGAAACTTTAAATTTTCATCATTTAGTTTTGAAACAAACTCTTTTATAGCGTTTTCTGATTTCTTCATATTGAACCTATGTTAAATAAACAACAAATAGAGCATTTCCTGGTCTTAAATTGGAACAAACTCTTTCCAATTCAGGACTTGAAATCTTACATAGCTAAGACGATTTCAGAACAAGAAGATAAAATTATAGAATCTTCGGAGCCAATTCAAGAAAAAAACTTGATTAGCATTTCTCGTTTTGAAATCTTATACAACAAATTCTTAATTTGGGTAGAATTTAATATGCCCTACAAAAATAGTATGGTTTTAGGAACCATTGAGGTTGCATTCAATCATGAGGGCGATATAATTGAATGCAACCTTGTCGGAACTAAAACAAGTTTATAGGGATTAAATAGCTGATACAATACTTTATTTAAAGTATTTCTAATTTACGAATATTATCGCCTTTATAATCAGTGAAACTGTCTTCAAAGACAATAGACGTATTATCATCAATAAAACTAACACCTGCATTAAACGCATCAATACTTGCAGAACGGCCATCTCTACTGGCAATTACCCAACAATAATCATCATTTTTAATCAAATTTCCATGTTGATCTTCGGAAACTGTGCCAATTTCCAACACAACGCCGTCTGGGAGTAGAATCTCTAACTTTCCGTACTGTTTGAGATAGAGATTGACAAGGGATTGAATCTTATTTTTATTCATTGTAGTATCCTCTAAAAATAGGTAATTGCATTCTAACATAATATATAGATTAGAAAGAAAACGAACCATGACAACATTTACAGAATTTTTAGAAAATCACGAACCATTCGATTCTATGCATGCAGATATTCCTCTACCAAAAGAGGTTTATTTGTTAAGCAAAATTTTTGCTAAACACAACAAAACTTTGTTTGCTGTTGGTGGAGCTATTCGTGATTTTCTCTACCACAAATATCACGATCCAAAAGGGAAATATAATCCCAAAGATGTGGATCTAGCCACCGATGCTCAACCACAAGACATCAATAAAATTCTTACTTCCCAAGAGGCTCAACTAAACGGAATCAAAGTCTTTCCTAAAGGGGAAGCCTTTGGTGTTATTTCAGCCATCGTTAATGGACAAGAATATGAAATTGCTACTTTTAGAGAAGAATGGTATGACCCAGAAAAGGGAGATGGAAGAAGACCAGACCAAGTTACCTTCTCTACTCCTGGTAAAGATGCTCAACGTAGAGATTTAACCATGAATGCTCTTTTTTATGATGTAGATAAAAAAGAGATCAGAGACTACAACGTTGACGAAGCGGGACGAGGCTTAGGCTTACAAGACATTAGAAGCCTTGTAGCTAGACCTGTAGGCAATGCCAAAGAACGTTTTAGAGAAGATAAACTAAGAATCCCCAGATTAATTAGATTCTTTTCTAAATACAATCCAGGGGAAATTCTAGACCATTTAGATCAACAAACTATTGCAGCTATTAGGGAATTCAAAGACCTTGCTGGAGTTTCTCCAGAAAGAATTGCTGCTGAATTTCTGGCAGGGTTGGCCAAATGCCACAATACGATAAACTATCTGAAAAATTATACCGTTTTAGACCTTTATCCTGCAGTGTTCCCTGGAATGCGAGTAGACACCCAAGATATCGACCGAATTGGAAATATTAAAAATCCCAAGGCTATTTTAGCTTGGATTTTGAAAAGCAATGGGGACTCTCGTCAAATTAAAAGTCATTTAAATGGCTTGAAATACCCTAGCGATATTTTCGACAGGGTTGAATTTCTTGTCAGATTGTTCAAGTTTGAACCACAAAAAATTGCTCTTTATCTCAAACAAAGAGATGTTCCTAAACAATTAAAAGACCCAGCTATGCAATCAATTGCTATGAGTGGGCTACAACAAGATGTTAAGGACTTTGCCCAAATTGCTGGGATTAGTGACCGTATGAACCATTTCATGGGATACCAATCCAATGTCAATTCTCAAGATTATATGCACTTAAAAGGCAAAGAAATCTCAGATGCTATTGGCAATGCAGAACATGATGCCTACCAAAAATCTTGGGACCAATTTAATCGTTCCAAGGGACAATAGTAGCCCAAACCTTTTCATTTAATTCACGAGCTTTGGCCTTATCGGCATCGGTTGCTAGCTCTATTTGAGAATTAACAATTTGAGCCATTAATTCATTACGAGTAATATGGTCTTTGGGGCAACACATAGCCTTATCCCCCCAAAATTCCACAGACTTACGTAAAAGGGCTACAAACTCAGAGTCAGTCATTCCAGTAGATGTACCACCACTTAATTGTAAATGGTTGGCAATTAATGCTCCCATTGGAATTGGAGATTCTTCCTCAGTTGGATTAGCATTAACCGAGATTACTTCCCATTCAGCATCACAACTTTGTTCATTATTCTCTGCTAGAACGTCGTGACGATACAATACAACGTCTACGCTTTTAGCTGGCATCTTTTGCCTAGTTGCAGCATAAACGCTTTTACGGGGCTTCTCGCCCGCTTTACGGGCTCTATAACAGCCCTCTAAAGCATCGCCTTCTTTTAATTGAACAATACTCGTGAAAAATCGTTCAGGAGGAATAGGAATCAATACAACTCCGTCCTTATATCCTGCTTTTTTGTTGTCAAAATTCTGGTTCAATAAAACCAAAAATTCTTCGTCAGAATGTTCCCAATAAGAAAACTCCGAATCTTTAGTTTGACGACGTACAAAATTACTAATAGCAATCTTCATTTTTTACCTGTTTGTGTTGTTTTTTTAGGTTTTTGACTAATTATGTGTTGTAATTTCTTTTTAATCTCTTCAACCATATCTTCTTCCTGAAAATTACGAGAAATAGAAACTGGTTGGTTATCAATAGCCCCAAGAAGGTATTTGGCTTCAGTTATTGTTAAGGTTTTTTTCATCGAAGAAAAATAAGACCAAAAATAGCTATAAGATAAGCCACGCCAAATGTAATCATTAATGTGATGTGAATAACTTGACAAGAACACTTATTAGGCCGCTCCGTGCCACAAGAACTACATTCCACCCTAATTGACGGTATACTTGGAAAAGGTGGAAGCTCTCTAAGAGCATTAACCATCTTTTCTAGAGTTTTGTCGATTTTACGATCAACATCTTCATGTTTATCTAAATAATCCAAAAATTCAGGTGAAGCTTTACCTGTTCTTAAATAAGTTAAAACTTCATTACGCCTCTTTTTAGATAGATTTCCCCAAATATTGGGCTTTTTGGGTAACTGATCTTCCAACATTAGTTTTTTCCTACTAAACCACGACCCAAGTCACCTTCACAGACCCACTCAGGATTTTCTTTTTCGCGAAGATAAAAAACCGTATAGATTTCTTTTTTGCCAAAATCAAAAGGATTGCAACACCAAAATTCCAGTAAAACATAGTTATCAGGTTGTAATTCTTTAACTACAACCCAACTCACCATTTCTTTTTCACGCATCAATTTTTGTGCTTTAGCCATAATAGGCTTAGGAAGACTTCTGACACGAAGCCAAATTCCTACACGGTAACGCCGTTTTTCTTGATCTTTATATGGAAACCAACTCATTTACATTCTTTATCGTGAATTTCAATATAAGCCGTTGGATAAGTGGTGCTGTGATGCAGAACGGCACTGCATTTCTTGCATTTTACATGGAATTTTTCACGCATGGAGTAAAAACCTTCTTCTCCACTGGATTGGATATCGTATTTACCTTGGAATTGTTCGGGAAGTTCTTCCAAAGTCCAACTTTTAAAAACATCACTCATCATAAATTACTCTGAATTGTTTACGAAATGCAGTTTTTTTGCCTTCTTTTCTAGAAAAGGAAAACCCCTTCACAAAATTATAGCAAAAAACTCCAAAAAAAAGAACAAGCAGCACAAGAAGAAAAAAGTATATGATTTGCATATTTCACCTTATTCTTATTGTACTGCTTGTTCTTTGAAAGTCAATTAGATTTAGACGGCTTGTCCAGATTGGCCCATTCCAGGTTGTGGTTGTCCCATACCAGCACCGATTTGGTGTCCTTTTTGTTGATTAGATTGGAAATCTTGGCTTACTTGTTGATAAAGTGGTTGTAGCGTTTGAGCTAAGAAATTATCAGGATAACCCATAGTCTTCAATTGCTTTTGCAAAGCTTGAATAGCATTAGAAGCTTGCTTGAGAGTTTCTGTATTAGCTCCTTGCTTGTAACGGGCACCAATGTCATTGCCCACCGCTTGAACACCTTGTTTTACAGAGTTAGCAGCATTTCCAACGGCTGTTTTAGCAGCATTGAATTTATTTCCTAGCCAATTACCAGCAGTGTTTGCGGCATTGCCTACAGCATTTCCAGCATCTCTACCAAGGCTTCCAGCAACGTTACCAACGCCAGCAGCACCACGAGCTAGGTTGCTAATGCCGCCTAACATGTTTCTAAAACCAAGCTCATTCAATAAAGCTTCGTCGGTAAGGCTGTTTTGTTCAGCTAAACCAACAGTAACTTCACAAAAATATTCAATATCTACTTCGGCAGCAAGTAGCAATTGTGCGTAAGATTCACATTTTTTATAATCCAAAAACTCATTAAAATTATTCATATTGTCTCCAATTGTTGGTTAATTTTATATAGTTTTCTCAATGAAAATTTATTCCTGGGTTGGTAATATAACTATATTTTAAACCATTAAATTCACATTCGGTAATTGTAGCCCCAGCAGCAGAGGGGCAATCTATGGCAGATCCATCTCTTTTTGAGGCTTTTAACCAACAATATATCTTTCTACCATCGCTAAATAACTCGACTAAAAAAATATTCTCTGCTCCTAAAAACTTTGTGGCAACATTTGCTACAAGCTCAAAAGGAATAAAAGGGTGTGTTCTAGAGAATATCTGTAAAGTCTCTAAAAAATAGTCGTCATAATCAGATTTTGTATAATTTAATATCAAAAAATGCCCATCTATGGTAATTTCTTTAGTTTTTAATACATTAATATACTCTTCATAACTAAAAGGCATTTTTGGGTAATTATAGGGCAATAATAAATTCCCCATATTTTTCATTTCTTGAACGATTTTATTTATGGGTTTTTGTTTATAAATCATTGTGCTGGCCAACTTTATCTAATATATTTCTATTAAAGGGAAAATTATATGCAATGTTTAATGATAACCACTTCCGATGATAGAAATTTTTTCACATCGAAAGACAATTTGTCTGTATTATCAGAGTTTAGCAATCTATTTAACACTCAATTAAAAATAGTAGACATAGAAGAAAAATCTTTATTGTCTTTAGAAGAACTGTCCAAAGCTTTATGTGATTTTAAATTTAATCAAAATAAAGAACAATATGAGAAAATCAAGAAAAAATGCTAAAAATCGCTTTTTTAAGTGCTTATGACCATAATCAACAATGTCTAGCTGATTATGCGATACCCAACAAACAAGAGTATTGTAAACGGCATGGATATGATTTTATATCCTTTAATGCCTGGACAGATAAAAGTCGTACGGCTCATTGGGCCAAAATCCTTTATACTGCCAATGCTCTAAAAAATTACCATTGGATTTTTTATTCTGATGTTGATTCTCTCATTATGAATCACAACAAAAAACTAGAAGACTTTTTAGACCACAACTATGATTTTATCACCAGTTATGACCGATATGGAATTAATTCTGGACAATGGTTTATTAGACGATGTAATTGGTCTGCTGGTTTCTTAACCTCAATTTATTCTCAAACGCAGTGTATTAATCAACCTTGTCCAGAACAAATGGCTATGATTACAACTTTGTTGAGTCTTGGAGAAAACATAAAAAGAACTAAACTAGTTATTCAAAAACAATTCAATTCATATTTATATGAAAAATATGATTGGGTTTGGCCTGATGGGCAATACACCCCTGGGGATTTTTTATTACATCTTCCAGGCATGTCTAATGAAGAAAGAGTTCCTATTCTCAAGGAATACTCTGAAAAAGTAATTAAATAATTTTTTCTTCAATTACATCAATCCGTAATTCCATCCTACCATCTAGATGCTCAAGTAACACACTACACGATTCCACCCAATCGCCACAATTGTAATACTCAATATCATCTAATTGTTTGACCGCTGGTACATGGATGTGTCCGCAAATAACGCCTTGACAATTATTTTCTTTTGTGTGTTTAACAATAAATCTCTCAAAATTGTTAATGAAGCTTACAGCTTGTTTGACATTTTGTTTCAACAACATACTAAATGAATAATATTTGAACCCTAAAGTGCGGCGAACAATATTAATTTTTTCATTAATCCACATGGCAACAGAATAAGCTGTGTCACCCAAATGATATAACCAAGAAAATCTGATGGTTAATTGATCAAATATATCACCATGAATTATAAGTAGCTTTTTGCCATCTACTGTTTCATGGATAAACTCATCTACTAATTCCACATGGCCAAAAGCATTTGGTAAAAAACCACGTAAAAATTCATCGTGATTGCCAGCAACATATACTACTTTGGTTCCATCTTTAATCATACCAATGATACGGCGAACGATAAAACTATATGTATCCGTCCAATAAACACCCTTTTGCATTTTCCAGCCATCAACAATGTCGCCCACTAAATACAAGGTTTCAGTGTCGGTATTTCTCAAAAAAGCCAATAATGCTTCGGCTTTACAGTATTTACAACCTAAATGAACATCTGAAATAAAAATGGATCTAACTTTTTCACGATTTTTAGTAGACATTGAATTCCTATTGTTATATTAATTATATATAGGAATTTTCAATAACCTCTATTGCTAAATCAACTCCATTAACACCATGTTTGTCATTGTGCGTAAAATTGCGTAAAAAAGCATCAATTTTTTCTGAACTTAATTCATCAACATCGCATGAAACCCCTAAATTCATTTTATTGATATAATACCCATTGATGGTCTGTTCTGGCTGGTTTGGTTCAGGAATAACAAACATGGGTTTTTGATAATAGGTTCCCTCTCCCAACAATTGATTGCCAGCAGAAGCAAATAAGGCCCGACAAGAGGACAAATCTCTAACAAATTCCTCATTTTTCAAATCATGATATTCAAAAGGAAAAATTTGTTTTTCTTTTGGACAATTATAAACTTTAATTTTTTCCTGTCTGTGGGCTAATGATTTAAGTAGTTTGTCTCCACAAGACACCTTATAATAAACCAACAAATGCCCATCATTAGTTTTTGGGTAATTGTTGAAATTCTCTCGAATAAAACAATTTGTTAGAATTGTATTTTCATCAATTTTATTGGTTGCTTGATAATAAAAAGTTGAAACAACAACCTTGGCTGGGTTGGGGACTAAATACTCGGTATATTTCCCCATAGCCCAAGCTTGCAATCGTAATTCCAATGGCAGATCATCAAGTCTACAACGACTAAACTTGTGTTGATTGTCAATGCTAATGCATGGCTTATTTAGAACTTTAGCGACTCTAGGAATTACCCCTTCAAAATCAGATATGAACAATCCAGGCTTATGAATGTCTGCCTGTTTCACAACATAATTATAGGATTGACGATAGCCCTTAATGAACTTGCCAAAATTAATTATGGTTTTGGTAGAAGAAATGCGGCCCTTTTTATTTCTTCCAAAGTGCAAACTGACTATTTCATGTAAATGAGGATAGTTTTGTTCTTTATAGAACTTATAAGCTTCTCCCCATGTAAAAACATGAACAGTGGTATCTTTCAACCGTTCAATGACTGCATAGGAACGCAAAGCATGGCCTAAGCCTTCGCCTGGAAGTGAATAAAATATAGTTTTCATATTAATCAATGGGGTTGGTAGGATTTGAACCTACAATCGCCGTGTACTCAGTTTAACCGTTCAACAAAATCTAGGGAAATCTAGGTCTTGTCATTTAAGCTATCAACCATCTAACCTTCACCGTTAGACTTTCAAAGGATTGATAACTACTGGCATTGCGGCAATGCTCCTATCCCCTATTCCTGCGAACTCAGGGATTACTTTTCGTCCAATGTTCAAACTACCATTCACATCAGCATTCATGGCAAAGCCGTTGCTGACATACAAACCACGATACTTACGCTTACCACTAAACTCAGGTTCAGTGTCACCGTAAACAGGCAATGGATCACGGTCATAAAAACTCGCCTTGCTGGTGTAGGACTCTTCCGTGAAGATTACCTCAATGCCAGCAATGTTTGCTTTGTACTTGATCTTTTCCAACAACAAATATGTCGGAATTGAACAAAATGCCTGATTAGTTTTCTTGCCCAAATTGATATTCTGCTTCCATCCGTCGTTCTTGCCGATGATGATTTTGCCAATGTTATTCTTCAAACATAAATCAACGATCAACTTGCTCGTATGATGGAAATAGTTTTCAATTCTCCAATAACGCTTACGCAATCGTGTCTTACAAGGACGCTTGTTGTACCATTGGTTTATGCTCTTGAGGATGCGACCATTGACCAATATAGGACGGTTTTGGTCGTAAGTTATCGCAGCTAAAGTATTCAAACCAATGTCTATTGTGCAAACTTTGTCCTTGTCAAACTTTACTTTCTTCTTCTCTTCTTTCGTTTCATACTGGACTTCAATTACAAAGCCAAAGGTCTTGGGAGTGATGACCACTTGTTTATAGTCAGCCCTGAACCTCACCGAGAAACAATTATTCGTAGCGGTCAGATTAGGCAAGGTTTCGTGGTATTGCCCACCTTTGATTGTCTCGTTGTAGAAAATGACTTGTGCTAGTTTTTCCTTGTAGTTTGGTGCTTTGGGGCAACGCACAAACTTGCTATGGTCTTTGCCATAGGCGGTCAGTGCCTTGCGGTAATTACTCCAATCGGTTAGGCACTTGCGGATCGTTTGTTTTGCGGTTTTGGTGTTGTGGAGTTGCTTGAAGCAGTCAAGGTTTTTGGTTTCGTTGGTAAGGAGAGTAATGTCAGGAAGTCGTTGTTTGGTGAACCACGCTTTACGCATGAGGAAATTGCAGCGATTGTATAATTCTCTGCTTGTGGAGCAGAGTCTTACAAGTTCTGGGTTTCCTCTTGTGTAGTGTCGTTCAACCAATAGCATACCTTATATAAGGGTATGCCCTTTCATTTTTGAAATAAATCTTTGAATTTTGTCAAAATAATTATCTAGGTTCTCCTAGATTTACTTAGATTTTATGACAACTGTTGTGAACCCTTTGTCCGGTCGCCATGCCAGTTAGCGTACAACCCTACAACTTATTCTTTATTCAGAAAATTATAAACAGTATCTGATACTGATTCTCTAATAAAAGTATCAAAATCATCCAACATATCTTTAGCTTGTTTTAATCGCTTATTTTTAACATAAGTATAAAACCTAATTAGATCGCTAAAATCAGACAACATAAAAGATGAATTAACCTTTTTTCCCAGTCTAATTCTATCTAATTGAGAGTTATACAATTTAAGCTTATTTTTAGCAATCGTTTGAATTTTTTCTGTTCTCATATTTGAACCTCTGTCATCCCTTCAAAACAAGCCAAAATATCTTTATTCAAATCAACAATAATGTCTTTATTGTCTCTTGAATAAAAACCATTAAGCACGCTTTTTGCTTTTTTAGTTTGGCCAGTAGCAACCAATGTGTAAAACCTAACTAAGTCCGAAAGATTATAGGCGAATATATCTGACTTGGCTTTTACTAATATGGATTTCCCTTTTTTGGCCTGATTAATGCCAGTGTTGATTAATTTAAGCTCTTTTTTAGCTTCGGAAATTGCTTTTTTATTCATGGAGCATTCACTTCATCTAAAACTTCCATAGGCTCTTCCCCAGTGATTTCAACAGTATTTTGGTCGGCAGGAATCCAACCTTCTTCTGTCAACACAGCATGAACGCCTGTTAAAAGAAAATAATCACGAAACCAATCTTCATCAGGAGCATGTTCAAATAAACCAAACTCCATCAAAACATCAATTAGTCCCATACAACGATCAAATTTCAATTGATCAATTGTTCTGTTTTCTTGATAAAATGGACTATCTTTCATCTCATCGGCAAAATTACTTAATATGTTTTTCGACCGATAAATTAAATCAATCGCCAAATCAGCTTTTTCTTGATCATTCATATCAAATTCCTTATTCTACAACTTCTTCTTCGGCTTCATCTTCTTCCATAGACTCTAACATTTCATCAATCTCATCAGCAACAGAATCTTCTTCATCGTCACCAACACTAGTTTCTGTAATGCTATCATCGTTCTCAAGCTTCAATGCCGCTTGAAATGGTTCAAGATAATCAATGATTTCTTGAGATGAAGTTGCATCCAACAAAGCTGGGCATTTTAAGAAAACATCCAATGGCATATTGTTTTCGTCCAAATTAGCTCTGAATTTAACCTCTTCTCCATTGGAATAAGCTGGATCGACTGTAAATGAACCCTTACCAGAAATCTTGACTCTCTTGCAGTCCAACATTAAACTCAAAAGTCCAGAAAGTGGATTAATCCCATGTTCAAACAAAAGTTTAATACCATCTGTTTCAACAAATGGGCGATAACTTCTATTCTTCTTGTTTTGAATTCTAACATTGACACCAAGAATTCTCTTCTTCTTGGCTGTGATTTTTTGTTCAATCTTCTTGAGAGTTTGTGTTCTCAAAATCAAAGAAGCATAGAAAGTAAGTGATTGACCACCACCACCCTTGACTTCTGGGTTGCCATACATAACCCCAATTTGACTTCTGGTTTGGTTCATAAATACCACTGTACAGTTTGTATTTACCTTCTCCATCAAACCATTGAGCTTACGAAGTTCTTTAGAACAAACCTTGGCTCTTTCTCCTGGTTGTTCCTTGCCGCCCACAATAGCCTTAAATTGAGCCTTATTCCAACCTTCTGGCAATTCAACTTCTCTTAATTCACGCTCTGTAGGAGATACGGAAAGAGAATCATAGACAATAAGAACGGGAATGTTCGGCTTTTTGGTGCGAACAAATTGAATAATAGAAAATATCTTAGCAAAACATGCTTCCAAAGAAACCGTTTTATAACGGTTGATTTTCTTTGGATCAGCATGGCTTGCACGAACAATAAACTCTTTGTTGGCCGCATTCTCGGTGTCGATTAATATCGAAATACCACCCATGCGTTGAATACCAAACAAAAGATTGCTTCCAAGTAAAGATTTACTGGATGCAGACGGCCCATAAAGCTCAGTAATTCTAGCTCCTGGGATTCCACCACCAATAAACTTACCGCTGCAAATGTAATTAATCGACAATGAGCCAGTATCAATAAAATATTTTACTGTTTCCTGGTCATCTAAAACTTCACCACCAGTTTCCTTGGCGAGTTCACGCATAAAAGCTTCGTCATTGTCTATTTTCTTTTTAGCCATATTTTTTCCTATTTTTAAATATATTGTCTCTATCGCGTATCATTTGTATTTTATAAAAAAGCCAAGAGGGCGATTAAACCCTCTTGGCTTGTAGAGATTTAGGATTCTAAATCTTTCATGAAATCTTCATCAACTTCAATTTCATCATCATCGGCTGCAGGAGTCGATTGAGAAGAAACTGTTGGAGTTGTTGGACGAACCAACTCTTCACGAACAGTTGACCCACCGCTTACAACATCTGGTGTTTCATAGTCAGCAAAATTAAAATTGCTACCATTGTTCGTTTCTTCTTTGATAATACCCAAGTGAATTTTCAATTGACGGTCGAGGAAATCGCCATCTTTGATAACTCGCAAGGATTGCAAATCATGAAGACCATCCAACCATGCCTTAATTTGAGTTTCATCTCCCAAATCTGTTGGTTGTTCAAAAGTCGATTGGTCATAGTTTGGATATTCCTTGTTTCCAGAACGAACATTTTTAACAGTCAACAAGAAATCGCGACCTTCGGTTGGATGCCAAACTTTACCCAAAGACTTCAAACGAATCTTAGGATCTCCCGTCATAGCCTTGAGAATTTTTTCATGCACAGTTTTACCACAAGCATAAATCAGTGGACCAGCATTAATTTGGTCTTTATTCTCAGAGTGTTGACGTACAATTACGTTGTAGTAATAACGTTCAACTGGCTTAATTTGGCGAGCCTTTTCTTGCAAAGCCTCTCTTTGTTTGTCCGACAAAGATTTATCTTCCGAACGCTTCCAAAGACTGGAGTAGTATTGGCAAATTACACAATCACCTTGCCAAGAATTTTGTCCACGAGCATTAACAGCCAATTCTCTTGGACAGTGGAAAGATTTGCCATTCAAACGATGTGTTCTAGTAACACAAAACAAACTGTTGCCTTTTTTAGGCGGCAAAATACGCATTAAAACAAAGCCATCTTTCTTAGGCATTTGCACGTATTTATTGGCAACGAAATCAAGAGCATTCTTGGGTTCAGTTCCAATGCGATTTACTTCATTGTTAATCGCTGTCATATCGACATCTTCAAAATCATAACTCATATAAAAAAGTCCTCACGTAAAATAAAAGTGATAAAATAGTGTGCAGTTGATTTCATTTATCATGTGTCAGCGACTGCAACTAACACACTATAGGATACATCGGAAGCTGACTCAATATTTGATAAAAAAATTTTTACTTTTCTTGATTTTCTTCTGCATCACTGATTTTTTGGGCCTCTTTAAGCTCGCTAATCATTTTTTGCATTTCTTTGGCCTGCTCACCGATAGACTTCATTTTCTCTTGCATTGTGAGATTGCCTTCATCTTCCAATTGATTATTTAAGGCCAAACGAGCCTCTTGCTCAGATTCAAATTGCTTTTGAAGCCCTTCTAAAATAACCATATTTGCCTCTAACTTTTCAATCGTCTTTTGACGCTTTACTTTACGATTATAAGCTCTTTTTTCAGGATCTTTAATGAAAGGCTGAAGCTTACCACTTCGATCTTCTTCCAACAACTTCATAATGGCATTGGCTCGTTTAGCCTCTTTTTCACTCTTAGTCATCGCTGCTCTTTTTTTAAGAAGCTTAACCTTTTTCTCTTCTTTCTTCTTCTGTAATTTACGTTCTTTTAATTTTTTTCCCATAATTAACCCCTTAAATTCATCGTACCAGATTCTGGGACTACGCCATCCCAGGATAAACCATCATTGTTTCTTCCGCCATTTCCTTTGCCAAAAATCTCTTGAGCAAAATAAGTCACACTGCTTGGGATGAAATATATTTCCGAAGCTTCTCGTATATTTCCTGTGTCATCTTTCGTCACATATTTGTTTCTAATGCCTTTTTCGTTATATAATTCTTTATAAACAGCATAGGTTTTTTCAGGAGTAAATCTTCCCTCTCTTGCTGCAGCACCAATATCCTTCCCTGGATTAAACTCAACATAAAACAACGGATCGCCAACAACATACTTTGGGGGACGAACAATTGCGTTGTGTGGGTGTTGAACAGGTTGTTGTGGAGCATGTGGATTGGCAAGTAATGGTTGTGTTTGTGGTGGAGTTTCTGATGAAATTTCTTCTGATTCCACACTTATCCCAATTTCGTCCAAAATGAATTTTCTGCCTTTAATGACAATTCCACCCTTAGTTTCCTTAAATGAAATTTGTTTCTTAACAATTTCAAAAATTTCAACATCAACCACCCAAACATCTCTTCGTGCTAGTTGTTTAAAAACGGCCTGTGCAGCCTTTTCTAAAGACAAATCGTCGTAGGGATCACCAATCTTTTTTGACATGCTTTTTTTATCTTGCATATTAAATTGATTATCTTCCCCACCCCTTTCATAATAGTAAAATTTCATTTCGTAACCCATGATTAGCCTTCCTATTTTTCTAAAATTCCTGTCCCATACCGAGTTTGAAATATATGAAAATCTCTATTTTTACCATGTGCAAAAGCAGTAAATGCCTTTTGAGAAGGCTTGTTTTGAATTAAATAATCCACAACCAACAAACCACCCAAATTAATCTTTTCCCACACATAATCTAAATAAAACAATTGATTATCATAATTTTTCTCTATATTAATTATGACTAAATCCCAACGATTTGGTGAAAATTTCTCCAAAAACGGATCTTCAAAAACATTACCAACGTGAATATCAAAATCACCTTTATAGTTATTTTTTATATTATCTCTGCCTAATTTAGCAGAATATTTCTCATCTTCTTCTTGAAATCCTAAAAAATATTGGGTTTCTTTACATGCCATAAAATAACAACTACTAAATAAACCCAAATTAAATCCAATCTCTAAAACCTTATTAGCCTTGTAGTGTTTACCTAAATAATAATAAAAAGGAGCATATCGTGGATCACTATAAGGAGATGTTTTTCTGGATGATTCTTCGATGAATTTAAGTTTCCCTAATAAAATTTTGCCACTGATATATTCCCTATTTAAATCAAACTCAATTTTTTTAACAATTTCTTGCATATATTAAAACAGTGTTTGACATTCATTTTATTTTACCCATTACCGAAAAAGTACCATATAATCAAAGAATTTCTCATTTAAAAAATTATGCCTTTTTGAATCCACAAGACAAAAAAGTATTAATTACCTTTTTAGGGGATTCTAATGACAAATATCCTCTCCTTCAAGACAATTGGCCAGAAGGAATTACTGTTGAATTTGTTAAATATGCCAATGCTTCTAATAGTTATAAAGTCAACAAATATCTTTCTGAGTTGGTTGTTCCTTTGGCCAAATGGACTGGTAAAATTGACGATGACACCACTAATGATATTTTCGGATTATGCTCTATTTTTGATGAATTTTATGACTGGCAAAAGGAATATTATTTGGGCGGTGAAATAAACACAGTTTTGGAAAGAGATGAAAAAGAAACACTTGAAATTTTAAATTTGAACCATCACATCAAAGGCTCCAACACTTTAATGCACGAGTTTGAAGGATGTTTTGTATCTTGGGCCGCAATGAATACTATTTTAACCAACGAAACAGCCAAACGGTTTTTAAAAGAAAGAACAAAATTTTCTGGAGGGTTTACAGATCAGGCTTTTGGAATGGCCGCTCAATTAGCTAAAATATATCCAATAGAATGTAGATTCCTCTCAACAAAACCAACCAAAATGTATAACTTTACATTATTTGGCGGTAAAATAGGGCATATACATTTTTATGTAAATTGTTCAACAACAGCCTATAATTACTGGCTTCTTATGTTAAGTGAAACAACTGGACCAGCTTATATTACGTCCAAAAATTTTAATGTCTATTACGAACAAATAAAACAACCACATAAATTTACTTTTACAAAAAATGGTATTATAAAAATAGATGGAAAAATCGACGAATGGCGATGTTATTGGAAAATTGAAAATAATCTCATGATTTTTTTGGATTCTGACCTAAACCTAAACGCCAAGTTTGAGATTTCAGGTTGTGATTTATTTGAAACAACAAACAATCCAAAGACAAAATCAATTAAAATAATTTAAATACATCATTGAAAGTTGGAATTCTGGCCAACTACCCTCAACATTAGTGTCCTTCCAATTGTTCATAATTCTTTTCTTAACTAAAGCATTTTGAGAATAAAAAGCATCAATAGATTCTTTATCTATATTGTTCTTCAAAAAAGAAAAAGCGTCTTTAAACCAAGCATTATACGTGGCAATAGGAAACAAAACCTTCTTAATATATTCAACAGTTAATCCCAACTCTTGTAGTTCTTCTGGTGTAAAAACAAGATGAATATAACCTTTATTTAATTTGGTGTATAAATGGGAAGCAAATCGACCACACCAAGGATGCAATCTAAAAAAATATTTGGTGTTCTCGTGGCTCAAAGATTTAATCTTATTAAGGACATCTACATGATCTTCTGTATGATCTAAAACATCATACATGAGGATGCTGTCAAAGGGACCATATGTTTTCAACATTTCAAAATTAGTTGTCAACAATTGACCATCTTTATCTTGTTCCCAAATTAAAGAATCTGATTTAGTAATATCGTATCCAATTGATAGGGTAGCTCCCGCTTCTTTGGCTTTCTGAACGGTATACCCTTCCCCACAACCAAAATCAAGAAATTTAATCTCATGTAATGGCAAAGAAGATATTTCTAAAATACCTTCTGCTCTATCTAATTTTTCTTGTTCATTGGTCAAATCACAAATTTGAGCAGGGTCTGCAGCTAAGGGCCATGCATCACTTTCAAGCAATTTCTTCAATATTTCAAACTCATTTGGTCCTTGGGAAGGTATTTGAGATTTTAATTCTTGAATTTGTGTTTTAATTTTCCCCAACTGAGCCGTTATCTCTTTTTCAAAAGTAATTACAACAGCAGATAAATCATCTATTTTTTCTTGCATTTTATCCTCTTATGTACGTACATAAAAAAAGGGAATACATAACACGATTATGATTCCCTTTAGTATCTTGGCGTGCCCTTAATAGACACTAAAACAATTATCCCGTGAAGAGGCCGAAGCCCTATCATTCAAAATCCGCATTCTTGTTTTTTTGTATTTTCTATCAATTTTTGGTTAAAAATACGGTTTATCCAAAGTCTATTGAAAAATACAGACCGAAATCAAGACCTTATAGTTATTATTTAATTGAGAAATTCACAACTCTCTTTTTTGCCAAATCACAAAATTTCTCGCTTTTTTCCATTCCAACAAATTGACGATTAGCTTTTAATGCTGCAATAACACTCGTACCAGAGCCTAAACAGTTATCTAAAATCACCTGATTTTCATTGGTATAAGTTCTAATTAAATACTCAAAAAGTAATACTGGTTTTTGAGCAGAATGAATCTTTTCTGAAGAATCATTGTTAACCACTGGAAAATCTAAAATTGACCTGGGGTATCTGTCTGTCTGTCCACCGCCACTTACACCAAGCTTAGTGTTCCCGTAAGTTGTTCCATCAGTATGTTTCGTATATTTATTAACTGGTTTATGTCCTGTTGTCTTTTGAGGATTATAAATAGGTGTCTTTTTATAAAAGATTAGGATTGATTCGTGGATTCTCAAGGGCATTTTCTTGGCATTCAAAAACCCCGTGCATTTATTCTTCTTCCAAATTAAATCATACTTAAACATCTTGGGATTACTACAAATCAACTGAGAAGCAAAAGGTTGTGTAGCTGTTAAAGCTATTACACCCTTATCTTTAATGATTCTGTTGTATGCAAGCCAAAGTTTATCAAAAGGGAGTTGTTTATCCCAATCAGTTCTAGATGTGACTCCATAAGGTAAATCACATAGAATCATATCAATAGACTTATCTGGCAATTCTTGCATAAGATCCAGACAATCACCACAAACAATCTTATTTAAAAACTTATCTGAAATCATGGATTAAAAATAGCGATTAATTCCTTAACCGGCTTTCTTTCTTTGATATTGCTGCTAATTGTTCTGGCAGAGTCTACAGTCTTAATTTTAGCAAAAAACACATCTTCATACATTTGTCTGGAATACCAATTACAATGATTTGAGATAATCACTGTAGCTCCCTTTCTAGATGCCTCTACAGCACATTTAGCCAAATCAATCTGGTCTACTAAAGAAAAATCACCCTGAGCATATTTAGAGAAACTCGCGGTGTCTGACATAGGGAAAAAAGGAGGATCACAATAAACCAAATCTCCTTTTTCTACTAAATCAAAAATAGCCCTAAAATCGGCATTTAGTATTTTAAAATTCTGAATTCTGATTTTACATTCTTCCATCTCTTTTTGAGGAAAGAAAACATCTTTTCTTTTATCTGCAGCATCTCCACAAGGAACATTATAAATACCTTGGGAATTATATCGACAAAGCCCATTATAGCCATGACGATTCAAATAAAGAAAAAGAGCAGCTTTTACATACAAATCTGTAGTTATATTGAATTCATTCCTTAAAGCATCGTAAACGTCTCTTTCTCTATTTTCTGGGGCGAAGAGTTTTTTACAATCTTCAATGAAGAATTCTTTTTGTTGTAGATGAGTCCAAGTAGAAATTAAGTCTGGATTAACGTCATTGACTATAATATTATCACATTCAACATTTAATCCTACAGTGCCACCACCAAAAAAGGGTTCAATAAACCTGTCAAATTTTTTTGGGAAGTGTTTAAATAAAAATGGTAAAAGCTTGGATTTCCCACCAGCCCATTTCAAAAATGAATCTATTTTCATGCATTTAAATCGGTGTCTATGTTCAAATCAACTTCATCATTCAAATAATATTCAGGCGAATTTACAAATATTTCGACTTTGGCCTTCTCGAATAACCAACGAGAACCAACACTATAATCAGCCCCCCAATCAATAAAATAACACTTTTTAATGCCAGAATTAATTATCAACTTAGTGCATTCTTGACAAGCAACACCACACCAAGCCAACATAGTGCAACCATAAAGGTCTTCTGTTGCGTTTGTAATGGCGTTCGCTTCGGAATGGGCACAAGAACACAATTCTAACCGAGCCCCTGAGGGGGCGTTTACAAGCTTTCTAGGACATGTCTTACAACCATCATATTTGTTGGCAAAAAATTCCTTCAAATCCTTTTCGGTAACGCCATCAGGATAGATTGGCTCAATTTCATTGCTTAATTGTTCATAGATGTATTGTTTTTCATCTTTGGTTATTTGGTTCCAAAAATTATTCAATAAATAGTCTTTAGAATCACAATGAGGGGTATCTCTTGGGGGAGAGTTATACCCCATAGAAACAACTTTTCGATCATGTTGATCCACAATAACAGTGCCAATTTTGCGAGAATGGCAATTATTTTGGTCTTCTCCAAAATGTTTGGCCTGTCTCATATATTTCTTAACATGATGTTCTTTCACTTAACAATCCCCAAATGAATCTTTTTAACTTTAATTAAATCAACGCGATCCCAATCATCACTTACAAACATATCAAAAAACCAATGGTCATTGCCACCTTGATAAGAAATAATTTTTTGATTAGCCTCAACTACTTTGGGCAATAAAACCTCAGAGCCAATCAAAACATCTTCATATGAGGCTCGCAACATTTGAATTTGTTCTATTTGACAAGAATGTGTCATTCTATCAATAACAAGAATGAAACCAAAAAACCCAATTGCAACAACAATAATAATCCCAAACACAACCCCTACTGCTTCGATAAAATCTCTCATTTATTTACCTTTGCCTTATATTGTTTATTTGTTTTTAAAAATTTAATAATAGCCCGCTTCTTTTTTAACGAGTAACAAAAATAATCCCATTCCATGCTTCCATATAAGCCACAACCATAATTATATGGAGATATATTGTATTTTTGTTTAATGATGTTTGAAATAGCGTGAAATATGTCTCTATACATTCTTATTGTAAAATAATATCTTTTTTTAACTTTTCTTTGCATATTTAGTCCAAATCTGTAAATCAAACTCTGATAATGTCAAACCAGACTTATCAGCTAATTGAAGAAATATAGATTCGATTTGATCGTATTTTTTACCACTTGGAGTTGATTTTGGGACATCATGCCCCAAACTTCTTAAATACTTCAAAACGTGTGTATCTATTCCAGCACATCTTTGATTTTTACGGCTATGGATGACAAAACATCTGGATGTTTTCTTTCCAATGCCTTTAATTTTCTCTAAATCGGCCAATGTACATTTTTTCAAATCTAAGTCACTATCAGCTAATTGGCTTAATGTTACAGCCTTATTATTATAGCAACCAACTCCAAATCGCTTTAATTCACTAGGCAATTTCTCGCCTATATGTTTTATAACTGCGAATGGATTATATTTACCTGATTTTTGTCGCCAAAACAACAAAAAATTCTCAAGACTTTTAGAGACAGTTGTTGCTTTCTTCCCTGCGGCTAACACCCAAAAAATAAGATACTCTTCTAGCTCTTCATTTTTTAAGTCATATCTTGTAATGTCGAATGGATCAACCATTAGATATTTTCTAATTGCTTAATCACTTCATCCGTAAAACCATATTTCAATGCTTCAATACCCTTATCAGTGATTTTGAAACAAAATTCACCAAACTCATCTATTGAACACATATCCACAAGTCCAGCAGTCTCCATCGTATACAAAATGTCGCCAATTTCTTTTTCTTTATTTTTCTTCATAAATTCCCTTAGTTAGCTTCACCAATAATACGATCCATATGATCATCTAAATCTGTCTTTTCATGGAAAATGTCATTTCCTAATTTGTCCATGGATTTTCTTAAAAAATGTCCCAAAGATTGAACATTTTCATGGTTCTTATCCCAAGCCTTCAAATGTTGAACCAACATTTTAACATCGCATTTAGCAGCATTAATTGCTTTTTTAGCAGCAATCACAGTTGCATCTGATTTAGTCTTTGCTTCGGCTTGCTTCTCTGTACAACCCCCATTCGATTTGTAATTGTCATAAACTTGACCATAAACAAGATCATAGTCAGCCTCTAAATCAAATAGTTTCTTTTCAAACTCGGCAAGTTTCCGTCCAAAATAATCAACCCAAGAATATTCTTTTTGAAGATAATCGCTTAGGTTGTTTTCATTAAACTTAAAATTGACAGGATCAATTACAATTTGCTCCCCATCAAGATTCAACGTCTTCTTAAAAATTGGTGCTATTTCCATTATTGTCCACCATTTCCTTCTTCTTCTTTATTATAACCTAATTTATCAAGCGGTTTTTTCTTCTTCTCAAAATCTTTTTCAACATTTTGAGTCTTCTTCTCAGCAATTGCATTCATTCGAGAATAATATATCTTCTCCGCAACTTCTGTCATGTTAAGTGTCCCGCCACTATAATCAAACTCAACATGAAAAGGAAACTTACTGATTCCTTTTCTGTGTTTTATCACAAACACTCTACCTAACTCAACAGACTTCTCTACAGGAAGTTGATTAATCGACCAAAAAGCATCCAATGGCTTGTATTGATCAAAACTAGTTCCAATGTTCGATTCATCTATGTATTGAGTAATATCTAATTCAGAAGCTGTTCTATTGGGTTGAATACAAGTGAAAGTGCCATGCTTCTCACGAATACCAAAACCACGTAAATCTCTCAAAATTCTAAATCTGGATTCGTGAAGTTCTAAACGTGGATCATCCTTCATTTCGCCCACGTAATCCACTATCATTAAATCAGGCTTCCACCCAATTCTTGTCACTAATTGACTATGAAAAGCTCTCACTCCATTAACATCGAGTTCACCACCAGGAAATTGTTTAACAATCAATCTATTTTTGTCTTCTGAATCATCGGTGAATGTTTTCAATAAATCAATAATACTCTCTTTCTCTCTAACCAGATTATTGATACTGAAACCAGTGAACATGCTGGTGAAACGCTCAGCAATACCTACTTCATCCATTTCCATGGTCAGATACAATACTTTATGACCACGTTTAACGTTCTCTACAGCCCCTTTAACTAACGCCAAACTCTTACCTGTTCCAGGTAGACCAATCCATGAAGCAAGCTCTCCACGCTTAATTCCCTTGCTTGAAAGGGCATTGTCAATTGCCATGAAACCAGAAGTGAAAATGTCTTCTGGTTTCGTTTCATCTTCCATTCTTTCAAACAATGCGTTTGGATTGATAAAATACTCCAAACCATTGTCATAATTTTTGTCAATGCTGACAGCTTTCATTGTCTCATCAATGATAAAATTCCAGACATCTTCACTGTCTGGATCTTTTTTAAGCTTCTCCAAAGACTTATAAAAAGCTATTTTTACCGCTTGTGTCTTGGCAAAACTGATGATTTTATCAACTAATGCGTCTCGGCTCTCTAAACCTGGAACATAATAATCATAACATTGTTCCAATTCTGACAAATAATGAAGTCTGATATTCGCATCAGCTTCTTTTAACCCATCATGAACTTCTTGCTCTAAAAAGAATTTTTTAGGGATAGAATTGTATTTATCGTAATACTTAAAAAGTTTACCAACAAAGAAAATGTGAGATTCGTTGGAAAAATACTCAGGTTTTATCTTATCTCTAGCTTGGGTTAAAAAATACTGGTCACTGAGAAGCATCCCAGTAAGATTTTTTTGAAATGTCTCAGACCAATTAAACTTAACTGTGGGTTCATTTTTACCAGAAAGGTTATCTACAATACTCAAATGCTCGTTCGTTATATCCATTCACGCCTCATATTAAAATTTATCTATAAAACATCATAGAAAAATTTATTAACAAAATCAACGTTAAGACAAAACTAAACTAGTCTCAAACGACTTAACATCTAGAGCCACACCACTTTCGGTATATTTCATTTCCCAACCAATATTTTTTGCAGCCATCAATGGAACAATAATTTTTAAGTTAGAAATTAACTTAGGATCATTTTGTGCTTTATCCCAAGACAACCAAAAACATTCTTCTGTTTCATTTTCTGGCTTTTTAAGCTCTGTAAAATCACAATCAATCCGAATACAGTGAACAATACCACCTTCAAAAAAGATTTTACCACAATAAAGAGAGTTGAAACCTACAACCCCAGACTCTTCTTCAAGCTCACGAAAAGCAGCCTGTTCAGGAGTTTCTCCAGGTTCTATTTTTCCGCCGGGAAGATTATATTTGCCCGCCTGCCAAAATGGCCTATCTTTTTTGATAAACATACACATCATAGGGCTACGAATTTGGACAGGATTCGCATAAATCAAAACATATTCCATCTAAATCTCCTAAAGTGTAAAATATTGAGGCTGGTTCAGATTAAGCTAGAAGGCTTCGGAACTATACCTACGCAGCCATATTTAGTGGCGTTTTGTCGCATTAACGATATAGATTACGTCTAGAAATAAGTCTGCTAGTTTGTTATTTTTGGTTCCAGCCTCACTACATTATTATGGGCCTACTTTACTTCAGTCCGGCCAACACTTGGTGCTGGTAACACCAACTTGACGTGCCCGATGGGAGTTACACCCATACTCCTTCGCAAGACTTCATTTTATACCGTTCGTGCGGCTCCACGGCTCTCAATAAGACTCGAAATAAATAAGGGGAGACGAATGATTTTTAGATTCGTCTCCCCTTTCAATATAATATATTCCTGGTAGTTGTTGACCAACATACAATACAGGAGTTAAACAACGGACATTAATATAATTATCGTAACCAAACAGTGAAATAATTCACTCTCTCACCAGCCACAAAACTATCAATCCGAATCAAAGTGTCATCTTTGAATGCATGCCAAAAACCACTTTGTTTATTATCTACATATAAACCTTCTGATACTTTCTTACCAAAAGTATCAAATAACACACTATAACCATCTAAAACATCGCCACGATAAGTAAGTGTTTGGTAAACATGACCATTGTCATAATAAGTCCAAACACCTTCTTTTTTATTATCAACCAAGAAACCATTGGCAGTCTTGCCATTACCAAAATCTACAGTTTCAAGATGAAAATCAGGGGTGTAAGCAGCCTTCTTTGGTTCCTCTGTTGCCTCCAATTGGATTTCTTTCAATTCAGGTTGAATAAAAGTAACTTGACCTTCATCCTTTGAAATAATGGGCTTTTCATCTTTTCCATATTTAGTTGTTAATACCAAAACAAATAATGTGGAAATTGCTGCGGTGACTAAAACTATACCGAAATTACTTTTCATATTAATCCTCTCTTTTTTTAACCGTTTTTAATTTCTTCAACAATAAGTTTTTGTCCACTATGGACACACTTTTCAGTTTCTTCTCCGCCTTTTAATCTAATGGGTGGATTCCATTCAGTCGGTTCGCCACCTGGAGATTGCGTCAAAACAGCAACAATTGCGTTTTCTCGACTGTCGGTGTTCTTGATTTTAATACTAATGGTCATATTAATCCTCTTTATGTTAATTGGTCATGGCTAAATAATCAAACTCTGAAATAGATACCTGTCCATTTCTAATAGACTTTTCTTTTGTTATTTTTTTACCAAGTGTTTTTTGTTTATTCCAAATAATAGATTTACAATAAGTTGTAAACTTAGCATCAATAATAAGTGGAGCAAAAGGACAAGGTTGTTTTTTCTCTGGGGCCAATTTTATTAAAGTTTTCAACATCTTTTCTTGATATTGACCAAACTTTTGACGATTGGCTCCATGACGTTTTCTATTGTCCCACAAATGACGTAGCTCTTTCAAGACCAATATTAAAAAATTATCTTTTAAGTATTTTTCACAAACCACAAAACAACGCTCAATGTAAACTTGTCTTTTGTGATAGCTACCAGCGTGAATCAAACAAAATTGAAGATCCTGGTTAATGTCTTCTACTTCTTCTACACAATTGTTCTTTGAATTTTTCTTTTTTAGTTGGTGGGCCGCGTAATAGCACAATTTACCAAACTGCTCAAATAAAACATTATACTCTTCTGTAGATACTTTATATTCTAGAAATATGTCGTTTAACAAATCATTTTTGGGACGAGGCATTCTTTCTCCTTATCAATTTTAAATTATTTAAGTTCCTGCCTCCTTTACAAACAACCCTTAATTTTAAGCCCTTACAAAGTTCGCTTTCCGAGGACAAAATAGCATCAGCCTGTTTATAAACTTCTTGCCACTTGTCTTTATGTACAGCCAGATAATATCCATCATGCACATAAAGGGGAATTCTAATATCTTGTTTTAGCTGATTATATAGTAAAATTAATTTTTCCAAACAAATTATTGCAGCAGGACTTTGAACAACGAAATTTCTAACAGCCCATTCTTCATCGCTCTTAAAATTTCGTCTTCGGCCAAAATAATCCAAACAAAAGGAGTTTTTGCGGAAAAAAGTAAGTTGATCATGCACCCAATTTAATGCGGTTTCAAACTTGGAATAGATGCGATCTGATACTTCATTCGCGGTTAAGGTCGTATCTGAATTTTTTAATTTTTCAGACAGAGTAAACGAGGTCTGTCCATATATAATCGGCAAAAATATATTTTTTACTAGATTTCTTTCGTTTAATTCACATTTTCGCTCAAATATCTTCTCAAAAATCAAAGAATATAAATCTCCGCCGTCGTTAATCACGCTCTTCAAAGCTAAATCTTGACTTAACCATTGTAGCACAAATACCTCAAAACCATTGAAGTCAAAATACAAAAAAATCTCATCATAATTTGCGGAATAATGCTCTTTAGCTGCTGAATCCAAATTCAAAGGGCTAAAACCCCTAGTAAAAGCTTTGTATGACTTTAACCTGCTAGTTTTCTCTGTAATATCATAATAGGCATGTTGGGTAATTTTCTCGTTATTATTAACCAAACCCGTGGTTTCAATATGCGGAAGAACATTTTTAATCAATGGAGAATAGACGTTTTGATAGATTTTTAGGACTTGAGGTAGATCTGTGGTGTCAGCTTTAATCCTATTGAGTCGTTTAAGGGCCTCAGCGTACGTTTTGGGAGGGTTTAGGTACTTAGCCTCATAGTATTCCAAGATTCTTAGGTCACGTAGATTACAAGCGATTTCTAAAGGGGTTTTGACGAAGTAGTTGAAGTAAGATAGCAGATTTTTAAAATTCCAACCCAACAAGAATATTTCTTTATTGTTAAATAAGCATATTTTTAAATCTGACCTAAGTTTAACCACACTGGCTTTATCAAAAACAATCTGCAGAATTTTCTCTTTAGAAGAGATATTGAGGGTGTAAACATCATTTTTTGTGAAATCAATAATCTCTTGTTCACAGTAAATATAAAATATCTTGGATTCACTTTTAAGAACTAGGTCGAAAAGCTCTGTATTCATGGAATTGAGTATAAAGCAAAGAACATCGAAAACAAAGAGTAATTTATTAAGTTAATTTTAAAGTTTTTGTTTAAAATCCGAGGGGCGATACTAGAAGATGTAGTTGTTATTAACTTATTATATACTTCTAATTATATTGGGAATATAACAAGACATATCTTTTAATTAAGATATGATATAGTGTTAAAATCATGTGGTGATTAAACCACCAATTACACTTTATAATAACAAACAACTACAGATTCAGCATTGCACGAATTTAGGTGCCAATTTATCTTTCATCAAGATGTATGTGCAGGTTTCTAAAATATACTTATTGTTCTTATGCTCGGTACAACCTATAGTTGCTTAACACATAAGAAATCGCCATTTTTGGCAATAAGTGAAACGTATCCTGCTGCTATAACAGTGTTAGGGCCTCGTTTACCCTCACCTACTCGTCAATTATGCAGACGTAGCTAGTTTTAGGCGATATTTCTGTTTTTAGGGGCATACCATATTACAGAGATAAAGAAGGGATCGTGCCCTTACACAGTGAATTTATAGTGTTTTATAACCGAATAATCCTTATAATAGTGTATTCGTTTAACTAACACAATAGGATTTTTTCTATTTTTATTAGAAACTTGGAGCAAAGGGATCTACCTCACCAAATTTTTTAGCATCAGTAGACGATTTAGCCCCAATATGTTGTACTATAGATCGTGCCGTAACAAATACAGGTATTTTAAGTTGTTCTGCAATACAACCCAAAATGAGATCCCCAGGTGTGTCCCATACCCTTCCCGTCAACCCATTATAAGCTTGTGCTTTTTCAATAATACTCATGTGCCATAAATAGTTTTTTAATGTCTGAACTACTAATTGTGGAAAATAAATACACTGCTGGCCAACAATCGGACCAGCTTGTTGGTAAACATCTCTATCAAATACAAATTGTTTTCTAGTATTGAATACACTTAGTATGTATTTATCAATTCCATCTTCTTTTATCATCCTAGCCAGACGTATAATTTTTAAAATTGCGTCGTCGTGAAATATAACATCATCTTCCATAATAATGTTGTCATATTTTGGAGAGATAGTCCTACACCAATTATAATTTATTCTTCTTTCTGGACTCCAATTTTTAATATTTTCCCATTGATTTTGTGGCATAGGATGTATTATAATATTTTTGTTTTGTTTATAGTGTTTTAAATAAGACCAATCAGGACTACCAGGGAAAATATTTACTGGTCCTGTATACCCACTGGCAAACAAACTGCTCAAAGTAGTGTGGATGTAAGGTCTATTCCAACTGATAAAAGATAAACAAAGATTCATAAGGATATTATAGTAAGTGAATTATCGTCTTGACTCTGCTGTTATTTATGGAATGAACCAACTCGAAACTAAAGCATATTATTTATGTCTAGTTTGGTTGGATTTGTCCCGACATTATTTTCCTAAATACAATCATTTTAAAGTTAAAAAAGGAGATCCTAGAAAGTCCACATTATTCAAGTATTGTCATACTTTAATCAGAAAAACTTGGGGCAAACTGCCTGAATCGGATTATCATCTTTATGTTAAAGCCCAGTTAGTTATATTAAAAGCTGTGGGAGAAAAAGAAAATGTTTATGTTAGGGTTGAGCCAAATTGTCTATTAGGAGAAAAAGCTTGGAAGCGTTGGAAAGTATTCAAAAAGAAATATGATGCAAAATTGAAATTTATAGATGATATCAAAGTAGAAACACCAGAAGGTGTAGTTAAGGAATCTTTACTTAGAAGTCATAAATTTTTAAAAAAACACCTGCCAGAATTTACAATCGAAAAATTCCAAGAATTAAATAAAACACAAATTGTTTTGAAATGGATAATTTTAGGGCAAATTAGTCAATATTATGCTTTGATTTGCCCATTTATTAAGCATTCTATTTCTGAAGAAGAATTGGCTAAAAAATTGAACTATGATTTGAGTGTATATAAAAGCTCAATTAATTTGAATATCATAGAGTGGTTTGATAAAGAAATATGGTTGAAACCTTAATTGGTCCAGATAACCTCTTCATATTTTTTATTGCTAGCGTTAGATACGCTTTGAAAAGTGGCAAATTCTAACCATTTAGCACCACTTTGTTCACAAACAATTGTTTGTCCTTGTCTTTCTTTGCACCATGTCCCAAGATGGTTGTAATTTATAGCATTATTTTTATATCGTTTTCCTGCTTGAACATATGGAGGGTCAATGAACCAAGTACATTTTAATTTCAAATCTATTTCTTCATAAGATTTTTTTTCTATTTTCCAATGTCTAATTGAATCAACTTGTTTGGCAAGTAAAGCTCTTTTACGTTCAGTCCAATTTCCGCCTCGTGATTTAGACAATGGATAACGAGAAGCAGAAGTTTGAGATTCTGTTAGCCAGAATCCAATTAAAATTTTTGCTTCTTCGGCTATTTTACAGTCAGAAATAGGGAATTCTTTGCAAAATTCCTGTCCATTGTTATTGAGGGGTAGAGTAAGTATTTCCTCTTTTTTTGCTTTGATCAAGTAATTCCATAACGCAACTACTGGTTCATAATTGTCATATAGAATTACTTGTTTATCTGGATATAATAAAGAATACCCAGCAGCCCCTGCAAATGGTTCAATTATAATGTCATAAGATGGTTTTGGATAATATTTTGCCATCCTATACTTTGAGCCAAAGTATGAAAAAAATGGATGTAGCATATTCCTTTAAATTTCTTTAAACCACTCTAATGGTACTGTCTTCACAGATTGGTAGTTGCAACTATTTGTACTTTTCACCATATTTCTAGGTTGTTTTAATAATGTGTCAATCATAGTTGAATCAATAGTAGCGGCTCTAGTTTTAGACCCTTTGAAGCCGTTGATTTCAACTGCGTATTCAAACCCTTTATCTGTGTAGTTTCTAATAGTTCTTTCATTGATGTATATCCCGCTTCTCAAACAGCTAGAGTCCCATCCTTCTTTAAACTTATCCGAAGTCCATCCTGAGTGATTTGGAAACCCTTTGCGTCGGGCTTCTACACATATTTCTTTCCCATTTCTTTCAATAATGCCATCTGTATCACCATTATCTTGGTCTTTTTGAAGCTTGATAACTTTCGCATTGGTTTTGGAGGCATAATTTTCAATTAATCCCCGCTCAGCTATTTTTTCTTCAATTGGTTGGAACAACATAAATGCCCTTTCAAATAGGTCTAATCAACCCAATTAATTTATATAAAAAAAGACCCTATATCAATATTGATATAGGGTCTTGAAGAAATAAATGTTTAATACGTTCTAAATGCACTTATAATAGCTTCTGTAATTTCTTTCATGCTTTGTGTGGGAGCAAAATATTCATCCCACTCTGAAGGTTGAACTTCCCATTTATGTGTTTTCATAGGAGAAGTAATGTCATGACCCCAACAACGAATTAATCCAGTATTTTTGTTAAATTGAAGTCTAATATTGAATTGTTCTACTCTGGCATGTCCTGGGGCTTCTACACCTGCTCCATTCAATTCAAAATAAATAAGGGCATAATTTTCATCTAATTCTTTGGTTCCCTTATAAATCATAATTTTGGGGGCTAAACGGCACGCTGCCGTGGCTAAATAAACTACTAATTTCTTAAATTCTGGATAAGTTGGTTTAGCAGTATCTAACATAACTCCATCAATGATTTCTAAAATTGAGTACATTTTATGGGCAATAGGAACTTCATTTGAATTTTTTGTGTCATGCTCATTGAGAGAAAGCACATGTTTACAAATACCTACCATTTCTCCTTCTAGGGTTCTTATTTTTTTTCTGGCAATAATTTTATAGGAACCCAAGGGGCTAATATCAATTTCCATGGCTCCTGGTTGTGTTTTTTCTCCATATTCCAGGCAAGTATGCCAAGCATGTTTTGGTGATTTTGTTCCTACTTTACCCAAGGAAAGTAATTCTTTAATAATCATCTCAGAATTAATTGGATCATAAGGAAGATTATCATCTTGAGTTTCTTCTTCTGGGGATTGACGGTCAAAACCATAATCTGCCCATTCCAACCAATTTTTAAACGACTTTTTCATAAAATTATATATGGGTTTCTAATCTAAGATAGATAAAAATAAGGAAAAAATATGATACGTAGAGATTTCTTAAAAGGTATGTCTTTTATACCATTTGCTGGATTTTTTGGTTATAAAGCTGTTGAATCTATAACAAAACCAGATTTGCCTGTCATTGAATTTGCTAAAAAAGTGATGATCCCGTGGAAATCAAAGGGGATTGTTGTTCCTTTTCCTGTGGATACATTTCATGAAAAAATAGCTCAATCTTATGAAGAAAATATTGTTTGTTTGGTGTTAAAACATAGGCAAGGTGGTTTTTCTACTTTTAATTTAATTCAAGGATTTTATGATGCCATTCATAAACCCGATCATAAATCAGTATATTTTAGCGACACTTTGTCAATGTCGGATGGAATGTCAAATTTAGCATATAATATTGCTGTTAATAACTTGGAATTGATTTGGAATCATATTAAGTCGATAAGTGATTGGGGTATTAAATTCAAGAATGGCAGTGATATATTATTTGCATCTCATAGTGGCTTGCCTAGATGTTATGTGGATAGAGTTTATTTTGATGATATTATTTATAAAGCTTGTGCCCATATCTCTTGGTCTAAAGTATTTGAAAGTCATCCTTATGAACATACAGAAGCAAGTAACCAATTAGAGTTAGCTCGTATGTTGCCTGCTCTTTATACGCTGAACAAGAAATTTGATAGTTTGAATTCCGAAGTAGAAGCTTACGCTGTTTATAAAGCTGATGAAGTTGTAGAAATACGCTCTGGCTATGCTTTATTCCGAACAGAAGAAACTGCCAACATGTTGGCCAAGGCTTACAATGAACATGAAGATATTAAAGACACAAGTCAGAAATGTATTGTTAAAAAAGTAAAAGTAAGTCTTAAAAACGGTATTCAACTTGCCCCTGTAATTGATGAAGAAAAAGAGCGTCAAATTTGCGAAATGATTGAAAAAGTTTTGGGCCATGATGCCCCACAAAATGATATTGACCCAAAAACTGGTTTTAGTGCAACACATGATAGATGATCCAAAATTCGTATGGATGCAAAGTCCAGATAACCCTAAAATCATGAAAATCATGAGAGGCGTTCCTGCGTCTGGGAAATCCTATCGGGCTAAAGAAATAGCTCGTGAACATGATGAAAATGAAGATATCATTTTCTCTGCAGATTTATTTTTTGGAAAAACTACCGAAGAATATGTTAAAAATTGGGCAAAAGAACGTCTTTTTAAAGCTCATGAGTGGTGCCAAAATTCTGCTCGTGGGGCATTGCAAAAACAAGTTCCTTTAGTGATTGTGGATAATACAAACACTAGAGTAGCGGAGATGATGCCTTATTTCGCTATGGCATATCGGTACGATTACAAGGTTGAAGTTGAAGAACCAACATCTCCTTGGTGGGCTGAAATTGTACCTTGTTTAAGAAATAAGGTTTTGTTTAAAAAGAACATTGAGTTTTTTGCCTCACTCTTAACAGAAAAAAACAAAGAAAGTCACTGTGTTCCTTATGATGCAATTTTAAAAATGCTTATGAGATTTCAGCCAGATGTTGATTTTAAGACTTTGGCCGAAAAGTTTAAGCCAAGAGTTTTTTAAATGACTCTACGGAGTTGGGTATTGTCCAACCAAGCCTGAAAGTTTGGTATTGGGTCATTTGTTGAGATAAAATGATGTAATCATACATAAATATATTACATTAAATTGCTATTTTTTTAACTGTTTGGTGTTTTGGCCAAAAGTAGGCCAAAAATACCCTCAATTTGTTCAATAATATGATCTCTTACGGCAAGTAATTCTGTTTTGCTGTAAGATGTTTTTTCTATTCCTGATAAAGATAAATAATCTGGCAAATCAGATAATGTAATTTTGCATTTTGATTCGGTTTTTCTAAGGTCTGTATTATCATCGTCTACAATTCCTTCCCATTTCAATGTTGGTGGTATTGATTCTGATTGGTTTTCTGGTTGGCAATCTGACATAATTTGTTCCTTAAAAATCTAATTGTTCTCTAATTTCTACTTCGTGGCCTTCTTTTTTAAGAATTTTGATTCTTTTTTTGCTGTGTTCTAAAAGGTAATCATTAATGTTGAACACAAAATCATAATAGTTTAATTCTAACTTATCTTTTGTTGTTCTGAGTCCTCGTCCCATTCTTTGAATAATTTGATGTTCAGCTTGACCAGAAGCAGCATTAATCAAATTATGAACAAACACATTGATACCGGTGTTGAAGATTTGTTGTGTGGCTAAAATTACTACATCTTTTTTAGATGTTTGCAGTTGTTTAACGGCTTCTTGTCTGGTTTCACTAGTATCTTTTCCTTGAACCCAAAGGCTATTGGGAATCATTAAAAATAGAGCGTCACCATGAGCAATTCGATCTACTAAAATTAAGGTTCGTCCTTTTTGTTTTTTGGCTAATCTAGTCACCATTTCATGAAAATGATGGTTATTGGCTATTCCATTGGTTACAGCATCAATGTAAACATCATAAGGTAGTTTTGGTTCATTTACTGGATAAAATATACATTTTGATTTAGCTAAAATCTTTCTATCCTGTAGTTCTTTAGTAGTTAATCTACCGCTTTCTGTGGTTTTTGTTTTAAGAACAGCCCCAAAAAAACCTTTTACATAAAATTTTTGAACATCATCTGTCTCACCAAACTTAAATGGTGTAGCACTCAAAGCAATCCTTGTAGTACATCCTGTAAGCCTTCTGTAGACCGCTTTAGGCACTTTAGACATCATGTCATGGATTTCATCCACGATAACACACTTCACTTTAGGAAGTATTTTGGCTATTTTATGAATGGATTGAACGGTCGCGACAGTAATTAAATTTGGTTTTTGATTACCTGTTCCACCCCATAATTTGCCTACATTTTTGAATCCCCATTTACATAATTCTTCATAGTTTTGCTCTGCCAAAGGTTTTCTATTTTGAAGAATTAGTGTGGGAGTTCCTTCTTTAATTGCTTTTAAAATTCCAACCATCATGAGTGTTTTACCACTACTGGTTGGGCTAAAAATGATTCCTCTTTGTTTTTTTATAGCTTGATTAATATAATCAACTTGATAGTCATGAAGAACTACACCAGCAAGGAATTTTTCATCAACAACATCTATATTAAATTCTGTTTTTTGTCTTAAATCATTGATTTCAGGTGCGACATTTTGAACTTTAAGGGCCGCTTTTACTTCTGGGAGCAATCCAGTAAGGAATTTACCAGTTTCTCGATTAAAAAAATCTGTATAACCATCCCAAAGATGACGTTTATATCGACTATTGTGAAAATAGTTTTTTTCCCGAAAACGAAGTTTATCCCAGAGGAATTGCTTGGTTTTTACGTCTGTGGTTTCTAAATAAGAATAATCATTGTTTATTTTTAAAATCATTCAATTATTATAAATTAAAAAATTAGCTGGGTCAAATGTCTTTATCTTATATAGTTTCAGGAACAGGTCGATGTGGTACTGTATTTATGGCCAAATATCTTAGCCATTTAGGAATACCATGTGGTCATGAGTCAATTTTTGATTATTCGGGACTAGATGTTGCATTAAAAAGATTGACCAATCCAAAAGAACGGGTAATTAGCTATTGTTCTGTTAATCGTGTTGTTAAACCTTCTGTATGGGAAGGACTAGCAAACTTTGTTGTTCCTAAAAATACCGTTGCCGAATCTAGTTATATGGCAACTCCATATTTGCATTATTTGCCAAATGTGCCATTAATCCACATTTATAGAAATGGATTAAAAGTTATAAGTTCTTTTATTGGAGATTTAGATTATTTTAAATATAAAAATTGGCAAAATAATGATGAAAATTCTATTCATTGGCAAAAACAAATTTATAACACCTTACCAGAACTTAAAAATATAAAAACCCAAATAGAAAGAGCTTGTTATTATTACGTTAAATGGAATGAATTGTTAAAAAACGAAAAAAATAAACGACCTTACATTCGTTTAAGAATTGATAATATTGAAAATAATCATCGACTATTAAATTTTCTAAAAAAAAAGCCAATAAAATTTAATTGTGATAATTATAATTCATTCAAAAAGAGAACAAAAGATTTAACCTTATCGGATATTCCAGAAGGATCAATTAAAAAAGAATTTTTGAAAACACTTACAAAGATATGAAAAAAATATTAGTGACTGGCGGAAATGGATTAGTTGGTAATGCTATTAGTCAAATAGCAAATAATTACCCAGAGTATGAATTTATATTCTGTGTAAGTGAAAATTACAATTTAACCAAAGAAAAAGAAGTAAAAGAATTATTTGATAGATATAAACCAAATTATGTTATACACACTGCTGCTAAAGTTGGTGGTCTTGGTGGTCATGTTAAATATCAATATGATTATTTTTATGATAATATTTTAATTAATTCTTATGTAATTAATTATGCTATTAAAAATAAAGTAGAAAAATTTATTGGTTTGTCTTCTGTTTGTGGATTCTCAGAAAAATTATCTACCCTTAATGAAGAATTGTTTCATTATGGCGAGCCTTTTTTAGATAATTATTCGTATGGCTATACCAAAAGAATTATGGATGTGCAAATTTCTTCTTGTAATAAACAATTTGGTATTGTCAATTTTTGTTCATTGATTTCTGGAAATATTTTTGGAGAAAATGACCTATATAATACAGAATATGGGCATGTTGTTCCATCATTAATTCATAAAATTTATTCTGCCAAAAAAAATCAATCGTCTTTGTTTGTATGGGGAGATGGTTCTTGTACGAGAGAGTTGTTATATTCTAAAGATTTAGCTTTAATAATAATGAACATATTAAACATGGAATTTATTCCCCAAAGATTTTTGGTTGCTGGCAACTCTTTATCTATTAAAAATTTGATTATTCTATTGTGTGAAGTATCTAATTTTACTGGGGATATAGTGTGGGATACCGATAAACCAACAGGTAATTCAAATAGAAATTCAGATATAAGTTTTTTGAAATCTAAAATCAAAGTTAACCTAACTGATTTTAAAGATTCATTGAAAAACTCCTATGATTGGTTTTGTGATAATTATCCAAAGGTGAG